TGTAATCTGTGCTTGAGACGTCTCTAAAGAAGTTGAACTCTTAATCACTTCTGCGTGGTCGTTTACCATGCGCATAATACTTTCCTCTTAGTTTACTGTTAAATTACTTATTAAACATTTTACCAGAACCACCACACATAGGGCAGCAACCTGCTCTTGTATAACCCTCTCCATTACAGAAGTCACATTTTTTGTGTTCTGCATAGTACTTGCAAAGAAGGTAAACAAATACTGCTACACTACCAAGTGACAGTAAAATTTCTATCCAATATGCTTGCATGACTCACCTCTCATATTTTTGTAAAGGATAAAGCTTCTGTCATGAACGATACTTGTAGATACTGCAAAGTTACTTTCAAGCATCTGTTTGTTTGGATTGTAGAAGCTTTCTTTAAACTCGTCAAGTGCAAACTGGTGATGTTGTGGAAGACCTTTTACACAAACCTTTATTGTGATTGCTGCTGCAACCTTGCCAGTCAGTTCTTCTTTAGCTGCTACTAAAATTTTGTTGAGGAACTTATGACCATCTTCAAGCTTCTTGATGTTCTCCCAACGTTCTTCTAAGACAATATTGATGTTCATTTCTTTGATTTTCATAGCATTCTCCAGAAATTAAAAAGGCTCCCGTAGGAGCCTCTTATCATATACTTTTAAAGCTGCTTGTCAATATTATTTCGAATATCACCAAGAGTTGTGTAGCCGAACTGCTCAGAGTCGCTAAAGACTAAACGTAAAGCACAAGCTGGATGTTCAAGTGCATCTGCAAAGCTCTGGAACCCATAGCCATCTACAGCTTTCAGATTCTCACCATCCCACATGGGTGCTACACCACCAAAAGCAGACTTCTTAACACCACTATCTGTTTTAGGGTCTTTTGCAAGCATAATCTCTTTACCACCAATGCTTGCAAGAGTTGCTTTGACAGCAAATGCAAAGGTGTCACGAGTCATGTACTGGTAAGTGTAAGAACCTACACCAAACACTACGTTAGAGCTTGCAAAACCCATTTCATACAAACGCTTCAGTATTTCGTTTGCACGTTCCAACGTGATAGAGTCGCCATAAATAAGCCCAATATGCTCATCCAGTACTTTAAAGCCTTTAGAGTTGATAGTTCCCCCAAAGATGTTATACAGTGTCTTGATAGCTCCATCAATCTCCGCTACAGGACGTGTTACAACGTTTGCAGAACCAACCATATAAGCGTTTTTCAACAGCACTGTATCAGCAACTTCAAAGTCTTCTCTGTCAACAACCATTTCGTAGCCTTCTGACAGTAGCCATCCAGCAATACCATAATTGATGTTTTCAAGCTTCATGTTCAGAACAGCATTCAACATTGTGTCGCTGGCTTCCAGCTTGCTTAAGTGTTCGTAATAAGCCTTTTTAGCACACTCTAGATGGATTGCTTTGTATCCTGTGACAATATGTACAGGGTCTCCAGAATCAGGACGAATTACCAGTTTGCCATTTCGTTCCATAATCTCTTTACGGAGTTCTGGCAATATGACTGATACAGTTCTCCAGAAATTATAAGTATCTGAAACAACACTTGCAATACCAGTTGGGTAAGTTTCTGTTAAGAAGCGACGGAAGGTTTGTAACTCACCTTTAAAACGTCTTTCATCTTCAATTAACTCATTACCACCTTCCCAAGCAATGTTTGCACACATTACAGAGTGTTCAGTGGCTGGCACAGAACTACCAATATCAGAGATTGGGTAGGACTGTCCATAGATGCGTTTAGCTGTATACACAGCAGGGAAGCTGTCAGTTCCTTTAAAGCTGGTTAAGTGACCTACAGCGTTAAATGCGTCATCAGTAAAGCCAGACATACCACGCATAGCAAAGTCATGGCACTGATAAGGTAAATGCAAGTCGTTGTCACAAGTAAGGTCAGCCCACTTCTTACAGATACGTTTGTAGTGCAATGCAATAGTTGCAATGGTACAAGCCTTCCAAATCTCAGCAGAGAAAGCATCTTCCAGATACCCCGCTACCCAATGGAAACCTGAAACAGTGTTCTGGAAGACAATCATTGGCACACGCATAGGGACAACTGTACCTTCTTCTACAGCGTAGACTTCAACTGGTAGATAACCTAAGTCGTGGAGTGCTTCCCAATGTTCTCGACCAATAGCATCTTTACCCAGAACGCCGTTCATGACTTCTAAGATTTCATCAATTGCTTCTTTTTTGTCACGTTCGAAGAAGGTGGCGTTCCAGTGGTCTATCAGGTAATCTTTAACAAAACGTTGAATACCAAAAGCAACTACACCGTCAATTGCTAAAGGGCTGTTAAACCATTTATCACTACGTGGTGTCAGGTTGAACATTAGGTACTCTGTTGCACTAGGATACTGATAAATATGGCCAGATTTGTAAGCATCCGCGTTTAAACCTGCTGGTACTGCATAAAGTGATTTAGTCATCTTTTTAATCTCTCTCAAAATGGGGCTTTGAAGCCCCCTATAAAGTTTCAATCAATGGTAATTACAGTAACTTGGGCATAATGTGTTAAGCCACGGTCTTTAGCTTCCCCTAAAGAGTTTGTAGTGTAGATATGGTCAATACCATTGTCAAGTAAGTTTTCAACACCTTTAGAGAAAATGCCATGAGTTACATAGAGTTCCACACGTTTTGCACCTGCTTCACGAAGATGTTTAGCTGCTTCTATGAAGGTTCGACCACCATCACAGATATCATCGAGAATCATGACAGTTTTATCGGTCAAATCAACATCATCAAGGATTCGCATACCAGTAATTTCACCAGTCTTAAGGTTACGTACTTTAGACATTGTGATGTATGGTTTATCCACCTCTTTAGCAGTCTCTTCAGTCTTCTTAGCTGCACCTGCATCTGGGGCTACCAAGAAATCAATGCGTGGGTCACTTGCAAAGTGTACTGCCACATCTTTTTGCTTCATGCTTTGGAAGCACTTAAATAAGTTTTCTGCAACATTACTGTGAGGGTCAAGAGCACATACTGCATCAAAGCCCATTGCATTAACGAGGTTGGCAAAAGCTTTTAGTGCTGCTGAATCGCCTTTGAACATATGGCGGTCATATCGAGCATTCGGTAAGAACCCGAAAACAACGGTTTTCATCGCTGATTTATATGGAACAAGGCTGTCAACGGCATCCTTAGCCAAAGCTAATGCAAACAGTGTATCTTTATCATATCCCTGCACAGTAAGTATAACATTGTCAATCTTACCAGCATTACGCTCAGTAAACTTAACAAAATCTTCAGAGAAGTTTCCACCAATTTCTCCAGATGGGAATTGGATGATATTAAATTTTTCTGTGTGGAAGAATTTCTCTTGTGCGGTGACAACGACTTCAATAACAGTTTTCATAGTTTTCTCTCTCTCAATCAAAGGTTATGTTTGTTACTGCCATTGCAGATTTGCATTTTGCAGGGTCTACAACGTGATAAAGTACACTACAGTTACCTGTGCTGTCTGGTACAGGTTTGACCCATTGATGCTTTATAGTTGGCTCTCCTAAATCTTTGTAAGAGCCATCTGTAAAATTGTTTACCATCTCAAGTGCAATTGGTTCTGGGACATGACCACGTATCATGTACATCTCACAGCCGTTACCACCTTCACTCACTAATGGTAGAATCTCCCACTTCTCTTTAGCCATTGTAAGTTGCCCTATAAACTGTCTCGAACTTCAACAGGAGAGATATTGCCAAATCTGTATAGTTGTTGTCAAGCACATCTGGCATATTATTTTTGATATATTTCTCTTGCTCTTCATAGGTCATCTTAGGGGTGCTTAAAAGATTATCCCCTTGCTTCTGGTTATCAAGTTTAGTCTGGATAAACCAGTTTGCACAGTGGTGCTCACCACCCTTTGTAACAGGTTTGTGGTGGCCTAATGTGAAGGATTGACTACCTGTATATCTGCAAAGTTTATTGAGTACTGTAATGGTGTTCTTCACAACAAAACATTCATACAGGTTATCTATGGTGTAATGTGGGTAATAGCGGAATAGTGCTCTTTCACGAGTACTATCACGATTCCAGAGAATCATGTGATTAGAGTTAGAAGGGTCATATTGGTGGGAGTCAATGAACTCTTGACGTTCCTCAAAGCTCAGTCTTAGGACAGACATTGCAGCAGAACGTTTCAGATTTGACAGATACATATTATCTCCAAAATAAAAAAAGGGAACCTTTACAGTCCCCTTATAGTATCTGTTTACTGAGCTACTTTCAAGATGCTTGTGAATGAGATTTCACTCTCATCCATAAACTCTTTTGCTTCTCCAGTAACTTTTACAAAGTTATCTAGGCAGATAATCTTCTTATCTTTCTTGCTGTAGGTTAGCTTGACCTTTTCAATATCTTTCTTAGAGCTTTTCTCTTCATTGAAGAGTTTTACAGCCTCTTTGAATGGTAGGTATGAACCATCATTGTCACTAATGAACCCTGTACCACAATAGTAGTAGTTATACTCTTTAGCCATAAATTGGCACAGTACGAAAATCTGTAATTTACGAGTGTTATAAACTTTGCTCATGATTATTTAGCCTTCTTGTTACGTTTACGGTTACGAGCTTTTTTAGCTGCACGTTTAATTGCTGCTGCACCAGTTGGTCGATGTGCTTGTTTCTTACCACCTTTACCACGACCTACGTAGATGCTTTTCATAATCTCATTAGCCAGATTCTCATCCATCTTGAAGTTTTGCATAAGATGGGTCACATCAACACCAGTGAGCATACCTAATGATGCCAATGCTGCTTTTACTTTTGATTTAAAACTGTTCCAGATTCCCATTTCACTATCTCTCAAACTTTTATACAGAAGTTGATTAACTCTTCTGGAGTAATACCGACCCTCCACATTCCACAAAAGAGGTTTGTTTTGTAGTACTCTCCAAACTTTTCATCTAAGACTAGAAATACACCTGCTCCAACTATACAAGCAAGAGATTCTAAACCATCCTTCCCGTGGTTATCAGATGTAAACTTAGTCCACTCATCTAATAACTCACTGTTGTATGTGTATAACCCTGCTATACTACTCTGCTCGCCATTGACAGTCGCCTTGCCAACCATACTCTTTTCTCCAGAGGTTTTGGTTATCAGAACCACGATATGGTTTAACTGTTGGTTTAGAAGAATCATACTTACCATCAATCACCACGTCAACATATTTCATCACATCGAGGTGGATTTTTTCGTGTAACTGAAAACCTGTCCAAAGCCATATAGATTTTTCTGGGTAAACAGTTTTAATACGTTTACATATGTTGGTGACTTCTTGAATGTTTCTGTCATCAAGAGGCTCTCCACCAAGTATTGACAACCCACTGATGGCCTCATCATCCATTAATTTAATGATGCCGTAGAGGTTTGCATAAGTAAACTCTTTACCAGCATTAAACTTCCAAGACTCCCTGTTAAAGCAGCCTTCACAGTGATGTTTACAGCCAGCTACGAAGAGGCTTATCCGAACCCCTTCACCATTAGCTGTGTCAAATGGTCGAATCTCCATGTAATTCATCTCGTTACCTCACCAATATTATTTAATTGTTTTACTCATTCAAATACCACCTGACAAGGAACTTGTTTAGTAATAAATTCTTCACAGTGCTCTTTAATGAAGTTTTGTAATGGCACACAGTCTTGTGCACACGTCATTAGCATAATGTACTCTGGATTCATAATATTTTCAATGGTGTAGAAGACAACATTGTCAAATAATTCATGACCGTCTTCTTCAGACCAAGTTCCAGTGACTATAGCTAATTTGTCAAGCAATTCATTAGGCAACGCTACACCATCTTCTACGGAATCACTTAGAACGTTGTCACCTATGTACAATGTGAAGACCGTATGGAATGTTGAGTATCTTACGTGATTCTTTTCGCAAGAGCCACACTCTGAGGCGTAATCTTTAATCCACTCTAACTGTTTTTTGTTCAACTTAATCATAATTTCACCTTAGTTGGTAATGCACTGAATGCTATAGCTAACCCTAAAAATGGTTTGAAGCATGCCCATAAATCCATCTGACCATGATATGCGAAACTCCATTGTGGGTCTGAAAAACCCCATACCATAACACTAACTCCAAAAAAGAAGATTAGAATATGGAGTATGTATATCAACGTTTTTGGTATTTTAAACATTTTAACTTATCTCTCAACTCACAATAAGAGAGTCCTAAAAAGAACCCTAGTAAGACAGAACCTATGAACAACCCAATAATACTCTCTGCCATGTCTAACATCCAATAAAAAAGGTGATGTAAGCCTATCAAGACCCACATCACCTTGTCAAGTTTTACATAGAGATTCTGTCACGAATCTCAGCAATTTTTGCATCGTTCATTCGGGATTCGCCTTTAATCTTAGTCCATCCAAGATAACCACACACCCTGTTAATCACAGAAATATCATGTGAATGGCAAACCTCACATTCTTCAACATCAGCCTTTGGTCTGTTACCACAATGCTCACAGATTGCTAAGTCAAAGTTAAGTCCCTGATAAAAACCTTTCAACATCCCTCTTGTAATACAACTTTTAAGTGCTGGTAAGTTTTCTGGGTTAGCTACCCTCACATACTGGATTCTGCCGCCTCTACAGATATGGAAGAATGGCTCTTCTAAGTCCTGCTTCTCAAATGGTGAGATATCTGCTGCAACATTCATATGGAAACTGTTTGTAAAATATTCCTTATCAGAAACTCCTTTGATAACGCCAAACATATCTCTGAACTGTTTTAGCTGAGTTCCACACAATGACTCTGCTGGAGTGCCATATACTGCATACAGGAAGCCATCTTCATTCTTAAACTCTTCAGTTTTCATGTTAATGTATGCCAGAACATCGTATGCAAAACTAGAACTTCCAACTTCATGAAGTCGTTTACCTTCAGCAAGAACAGATAGTTCATCAAGCGCAGTAACCCCAAAAGAAGCTGTGAAGGACTTCACGATATCCCAACCAACCTTGTCAGTAGGTTTCTTAGTCCCTTTGTACAGACCACCTTGTGTGAATGCCAGAGGGTTAGAACTTGCTGGCATGTTAGCAATCATTTCGTAGCGTTTCTTGTGGAAGCTGCGAATCATCTCTAGGTACTTATCAAGCTCTTTCCAGAAATCTAAACCATTCTCTTTAGAATACTGGTAAATCATTGGTAAGTTCAAAGATACAGCACCAATGTTAGCACGACCAACATAGAACTCTTCCCCATCCTCATTAAGATATGGAGATAAGAAGGCTCTGCAACCCATCGGTGAAATTACCTTGCCAGAACGCTCAAAAGCTTCTGCTACAGCACCATGACCAGAGACGCTTAAGAAATCTGGATACATTGCTTTAGAGCAACACTCAATAGCTTTACTGTACAGTTGACCTTGACAGATATTCTCATCGTGTCTCTTCTGGTCATGAATATAAACCAGTTTAGGGAATACAACAGGCTTCTTGCTCTTACCTTGTCCATTCATGCGAACATCAAGAATAGTGTTTGCAATCATGTATTGTAGTCGGTTGTCTTCATTAGACATATCTGAGTCAAGTAAACCAAATGTTAAAGTTGTGAATGCGAAATCACCACGGCTACAAGGTACAGTATTTAGCTTCATCTCTAGTGACTGGAAGCCTTGAGTTAATTCAATCTGTAGCTGCTCCATGACATAGTTATGGTAATGTTCTTTAGGAATACCGTAAGATGCTGCTTTCTCAGCATGATAGCGTAGAGACTTCTTAGCATACGGTACAAGCACCTTATCAATCTCTGCTAAAGTAAATCCACCAAATTGCTGTGCAGTTGCTGAAAGAACTACATCACCAATAACCTGTAAGGCTGACAGCACAGACTTCGGTTCACAGTATTCAATGCCAGACATTTCAAAGCCACCTTTCAGTACTTTACCGATGTCAAACAGGCAACAGTTGATACCACCAAAAATTAGGTCTCTTAAGTCATGGATGTAGATAAACCCTTTTTCAATGGCTTCGAGTTCCTCTGGTGTTAAATGGTATTGTTTAAAGATTTCTTTAGTCAGATAGCCACGAATAATTGAACCTTTTGTAGAAATTAAACTGCTGTCAAAGTTAGCATTTTCACGGTCACCTAAGAAGAGTGTGTCTTTAGTCTTTTGGTAAAGCTCATCCCAATTTTGAGCAACCTCTTTACGGTAATTTCTATATGTTGAGTAAGACTCGTAAATCTCGTGATTGACTTCTGCCAAAGCACCCTCAACAATACTGTGAATGTCATTTACCGAGATGAGCAAATTATTCTGCTTAGTGGACTTTACCAGAATCCTCATAAATGCTGACTCAAGAGCTTGGGTAACATCTGGTGGAAGTTCTTTATACCCAACCCTGTTAGCTGACTTAGTTACTGCTGCTAAAACTTTTTTGATATCAGGTTCTTCAAGTGAGCCATTCTTTTTAATAATCTGTACTTTGTTCATTATTGCCCCTTTACATGCTAAAAAGGTCTCCGAAGAGACCCTTTCATTTTAAATCTTTTTAGAAAACTTTGAAACGAGTTTTCTTAGTTTTTCAGTGATGCCTAGCTGTATCTCTAATATTTCAAAGATAACCCATAGTAACATGGCTCCAAACAATGAACCTTGTTCAAAATCAGTAAATAGGTTAACAACAAGCATACCAATCACAATAGCTGGTGCATCAACAACCAAACCTTCCCAAAGGCGTTTAAGCATTATTCACCTCTGCCATAAAATTCTGTAGCGTCCCAACAGGTTTTAGGTTTTGTCCATCAGTTTTCATGATGAATGGCATCTGACGAACTGGCATCTGTGCAATATCCATCAGGTCTGATAGCTCATAGTCCTGCCCTAACATTCTCACAACATGGTCAATACCACGAGCTTTTGCAAAATTCTTTGCAGTCTCACACTGAGGGCATCCAGTTTTGGAGTAAATTACATAAGTCATTAAGGAACCTCTAAAAATCCACTATTCAAATCATCTACAACAGTATTCAATAAATACGCACCGTTCTGTTGCTCCTGATTAGCATTCTGCTCTTTATCAATTTCCATCTTCTTAATCATATACTTCAAAGGTGGTTCTTTAGGAGCTACAAAATCTCTGGGAATGCCAAACATATCATACAGTGGGGCAGCATTATAGTAAACCCACTCATGAAGAAGCTTTGTATTTAACCCAACTACAGCACGTCCTTCGGAGAAGATATAATACGACCATTTCTCTTCACTTTCAACTACTTCATCTAAGATTACTTTAATCTCTGGAAGAATTTGTTGGAAAGCTTTTTGCCACTCATCATCTCTTAAAGTTTCTTTTAAAACTTCAATATCAATTTTAGTGTGAAGGATTTCGTCAAGCATAATTTTCTGGACAGCTTGAGCAATACCTTGAAATTTATCTTGAGCATCAAGTGCAAAAGTACATGCAAAGGATGCCATAAAAGATATTCCTTCCAGTGCAGTCACTGCAAATAGACCTTTCAGAATCACTTTATGGAAGTGTAAAGGGTCTTTGTCCAGAAGTGAATCACGGACATAACTCAGGCGATAGTTTATACCTTCATCCAGTAATTCTTCAAGAACACGATTCACAGTTTTTAATCGGTCTTGCACAGCAACATTCTGGTTAATCTCATCTAAGATTGTTTCAGGGTTTTTAATACATTGCCTTACAATCTCTGAGTAAGTAAGAGCATGTAGGTTTTCAATCTCAGACTGCTTCATAATTGCAGTTGCATAGATGTCATCAGAGATGAATGGTGCAAAGGCGAATGCCAAGCTCTTAGCAACTTGGGTATCTGCTTCCCACTGCCACTTAAGAATCTCAAGCATTACACCTGACATTGATGCTGGGACACTCTCAAAATCAAGACGCGATTGTTCAAAAGGGAACTCATCTTCTGACCAGTCTTGTGCTTTTTGTTGTTTATAAAGTTCAAAGATTTTTGGGTAGTGCTTATTGAGTGAGTCAAAAGTTTTTCTCTCACCACCTAAAAAGATTGGGTGCTGGTTAATCATAGCGTGATTTCTCCTTTCTTTATCATTTCTAAGGCTTGTTTTCTGTCTAAAACTTCCCAATTTTCTTTGTTAAACATCTCATAAGGTCTTGCGTAGATTTTACCATCTGCTGTAGAGATGTAAGAGGCTCCAGTGACCCATAAGTCATCATTCTGCTTTATCATGATACCTGTGCTGCTCACATAGTACAATGTTTTGCGGGGTTTGTAGAGCAAGTATATAGGCCGCTCATGTTTTTCTATTAAATCTTTCATGGTCTCTCCAAAGTTATTTTTAGAGGGTCTTTTACGACCCTCATAGTTGTTAAAACTAAACACCACAACCCTCGCAATAAGCATCTTGCAGTGCAGATTTACCTACACCAATGCGACTGTTAAGGTAATACATGGTTTTCATACCTACAGAGTTGGCATAAATCATGTACTTCAGAGCTTGAGCCAATGATACCTTCTTAGACTTTGCATAGTCAACATAGAAGTCTGAAGAGATAGCTTGACCAGTGAACTTTTGGACAATTGCATAACAATCAATCAGGTCAAAGGTGTCAATACCCCAAGCAATTTCATATACATACTTCAACTCTTCATAATCTGGAACAATAAACAGCACGTTACCAGTTGCAGACTTTTTAGTTAAAATAAAGTCACGAATTGGGTACAAGCCATTTGTCGTATTAGTTGCCAGTGAAGAACTCTCATTAGGCATGTAAGCTTCTAATACAGAGTTTCGGATTCCACCATTTTCTTTGATACGTTGTGCTAAGTCATCCCAATCATATCGTAGTTTTGCATCATGCTTTTCATCAATCTTCTTGTTAGCTGTCTTTGGAGGAACCCAGCCTTCAGGGTACTTAGTGAACTTCATGTACTCTGGAACACCACGCTCTTTAGCAAGTCTCAGAGAGGCTTCATGCAGATAGTAAGAGTGCATCTCTGCAAGTTCATGAAGCTTCGTCTTACCTGCTCGTGAAGAGTAGTTCACGTAGTTCTTCGCAAGGTAATGAGCCACATTTGTAAGGCCAATCCCAACAGAACGACGCTTCTGAACATGGTTACGCATCGACGGATACGGATAATCCATAAGGTCAATAACGGAGTCAACCATTGCAAGAGCATAATAAGCAACGTCAGCGTATTCATCTTCTGAAATTCTCCCTGCAACCAAACTAGCTAGGAAGCAAAGAGCCACCTCACCATCCTCTTTCACAGCATCGTCTCTATAAAGGTCTGTCTCTTTCTCAAAACCATACACTGGCAACACAATTTCCATACAAAGATTTGACATCTTCAATGGCTCTTTAAATGGTGTATGTGTGTTTGCATTGTTAGTGAAGAATGGATACACACGACCTGTAGCATAACGCTGTTGAATAAACAGCTTAGCAATTTCACGAGCCTTGACTCTTCTGTGCTTAACTCCTGAATGTACTGCGTGACCAACTGCCATAGCAAACTCATCAGCAGATGCTGTGTAGAACATGTCATAGAGTTTTGGTGCATCTTTGTAAGAGAATAGCAACCAATCTGTATCATACTGGACACACTGCCAGAAATAATCGTTTGTGCCGAATGAGTAGTCCATCTCATTAATACGTTTAGAAGGAACCGTTGTAGGGTGCTTCAAACGCAGTAAATCTTCAATCTGTGGGTCTAGAGCAGTGTAGAAGTTATTAGCTGAACCACCACGGCTCTTCTGTTTATTTGCCTCTACAGATGAACGTACAAGCTTGTAATAAGGTAGCTTACCCATGTGCTCAATCGTGTTTTGACGGATACCATCACCAATAGTGCGAGTCTCCATCAGCATCCCGATACCAGCTTGCTTTGTAGTCATGTCATAAGCAACCTTTGCAGCAATACCGAGAGATTCAGCGGTATCATTCGCCTTAATCAAACAGCATGACGCATAACCTGATTTAGTGGCTCTTAAACCATTCAGATAAGGCGTAGGTGCGTTAATCTTCAGGTCAGATAGGTAAGTGTACAGCTTGATAACATCTTGCAGTCTACGGTGCTTTGGTTGCTTCTCGAAGGCTTTCATAGCCATACCCATAAACATAAATTGTGGTGACTCAAAAAGTCTTCCCGTTTTAATATCACGGATACCATACTTGTCTCTGAACTGTTTCAAGACTGCATAACCGTAAGAGATATCTTTTGAGTGCACAATGTAACCTTGCAGGTATTCAAGCTCTTCCTGTGAGTAGTCCATCTTCTCCCAAAGTCCTGCTCTCTCCATATTTTTAACGAAGGTAACCAGCGTAGGAACCTTAGTAAAGCCTCCAAAGGCTTCTTTGTAGATAATCCCCAGAAGTAGCCGTCCAGCCATATCTGAGTACTCTTGAGTTTGTTTATCAACACAAACATCAATCATGGCTTGGTGCATCTCTTTTGTAGTGCAACCTTCATAGACACGTTTCATAGCTTCCATAGTGACTTCTGACCAGATAATTCCACGTTTATCTGCCCATGATGCCCACTTATTCAGTCTTTCTGGGTCAAAGCTTACTACTGTACCATTTGATTTTTTAATTGTCTTAATCATTTTTGAATCCTACAGATGAAAAGAGCCTCCGAAGAGGCTCCCTAGTTTAAATCTTGAAAATTTGCTCATTCTGCCACATGTCGTAAAACTTATCACTTACCTTTGTGACTGAAGCAGCGTGCATACAATTCAGGAACCACGATGAGGTGTTGCCATTCATAATTGCTTCAAGCTCTTGTGTAGTGTTCTCATCCATGTCTGCAACAACGTAATTACCTCGCATCTTGCAAACAATTCTCCCAAACAAGATTGCACTTCTTCCTCTTCGGTCATCACAGTACATAACTGTGTCCCCGTGCTTAACATCTTGTCCGATACTATCAACACCTAATTTAGCACCTGAGATAATGTCATCATAAGATAGCTTTTTTGTTTTAGACACGGTATTTCTCCAAGTTTCTTTTTAGATATAACCAACCATAGTCAGTTCTTTCTACACCCATGAAGAGTGGAGCCATTACAACTTTACCGAAAGTATTCCTGTGTTGACAGATTTCAAAAGAATACTCTTTCTCAATATCAATCCCATATTTGTACAGGACTGCTTTTAAAACTTGTTCATTGTCCAGAAGTGTATCTGGAGTCTCACCATATTTTTCTAGTAACGGGTCATTCATAAACACCGTCATAGAAATATTGTAGTTTGAGAAGTGGCTCTTCTGAGCCACACCCTCTTTATTAATGTTCTGTGAATCCATTATAACCAACCCCTTTTAACCAGCACTTCAGGTTATTAGCATCATAATTCAGTTTCGGGTATGAGGTTACATGGAACTGCTCACCATCATAGTAGATAATATCTGCAATCCATAGTCCATTCTCTTTACAGAAGTCTTTATCTGCTTTAGAGGTAATTGGATTAACTTCTACAAAACCATCTACACCCAAATCCTTTAAGCTATCTACAATACCTTTGCAGATAACGCATGTCTCAGATACTACCACAAAAAGTTCTTGGCTTTCAAGTTCTACAATGTATTCACCAAGCTGTACTTTAGGGAGATTTGATTGCTTCATAATCTTCCCATCGGCTGCACGAACAATCGCATACCATTCTTTACCATCAACTACTGACATTCTGATAATACACTCTTGACCAGTACGCTTCTCAATATCTGCAAGACGTTTTAAAGCTTCTTCATAGTCATCTGTATACTTCAGGTCATTATTATGGCAAACAGCTTTCATAGCACCGTTATGGTCATGTTGTGACAGGTAAATCAAACCGTCAAGAACATATTGCAAATCTGCCTGAGCATCCAGTGTCTCAATGGGGTCTTTCTCTTCAATTGCTTTTACAAGCTCTTTTGCTTCTTCAAGCATACACAGAGACTGGGATTTTAAAGATTCCCAATACTCATCACTGTAAGGCTGCTTTTGAGTGTTTCCACAACGAAGATTCCAGTTTTTTACTGCTTCTCTTGAGTTAAACATTTGGACTCCTTAAAAATCTGTTAACCTTTAGCTCTCGTGTTTCAATATATTCCAGATGCTCACGTAGCTCTTGACGTTTAAGCATTAGGTGCTGCATTTGAGATTCAACAGCTTCAACTTCTTTGATTATTGACTCTCTAGCATTTGCAAGGATGCGCTCAAGTTCTTCAATTTTGCTGTCAACTTTTGCTACATGACTCACAGCTTTGCTTTTGTTAAACATTTTATTCTCTCTCAATAGTTATCAAGCACAGTTTGCTTTCATTACCTTATGGATTCTTTTTTCAGCATCTTCATAAGTTTCTTTAGTAATAAACTTAATTGCTGCAATATTGGCATTGTAGAAGAGTCTGAGCTTCGAGTCAATCCTTTTTGTCATTACATCGAATTTATGTTGAAGGTTTGCTTCACCATAGACTAGGCCACCTTTTGTGTAGTAGGTCTGAATAATGTAAAAGTCAAAAAATTCTTTTCCAAAGCTCTCAATATCTTTTTTAATATACTCAGAAGAAGTCTCATAAGTCATCCAATCACTCTCCTTAGTGACTACCTTCTTCCGAGTCTTCCCAGCAACTTTTCTTTTTGTCACACTGTTAAGCTGTTTCTTTCCTATATAATATTGTCCGGTTTTCTTACAGTGCACTAAATAGACAAAACCAAAATGTTTAGTGGGGTCAACTTCCCCACATAAAGATACCCAATGACCATAGGTTGGGCAATTGCCAAATCCTTTAATCTTCATTCATACACGGCTCCCAATTATATTTCTTAAAAGAGAAATTATCTTTTGGATTTCTCTCTTGATATGCCACCCAGAAATGCTGCTCCATTAACTCTAACGGTGTCTTTGTAACAGTCTGTCCATCCCATGACACATAGGTATAAGAGTCTTTTTTAGCATAGAGTTCATAGATAGCATCAAGACACTCTTTGTAGGTCTCTTTACCATCTAAAGCATTCATCACAGCTACTTTTCCAGCACCTTTAAGGCCGAAGTAGTTGTCTGCATTATCTCCAGCAACAGCCTGATAACACAAGAATTTAAAACCTACACCAACTGTTTTTGCAGCTTTTGGTTTTGATTTGATAGGGCAATCCCAGATATCACCAACATTATTGTCAGCAATAAAAATTAGTGGTGACTTTTCATAAGTCATATCAATACAATAAGTCCCTTCAGCTTGTCGAAGGTCTTTGTCAATACTCATAAGAGCAGCTTTCTTACCCATCTTTTCAGCTTTAGCAATTACGATTGAATCGGCTTCGAAGCCACCCCTTAAGAGCTTGAACTCTGGTCTGGATAAAAGATATTCACGACAAGCAACTAAGTGTGTTGGTGTGACAGCATCTTTACGGTTACCTTGATATTGGTGCTCAAGACCTTTAATGTCTTTATGTTTATGTACACCCTTCTCTGTTAAATAACCTACCCAAGTTCTTTCTTTACCAACAACCTTAAGCCATTCCTGAAGAACCTGCTGAGTAGCCATGATAGCTTCTTTTTCACTCTTAGCTTCTTTCCAAGTCTGTCTTTCCCATTCATCTTCATCAAATGCTAGGCCAAGCTCTTCTACAAGGATTCTCTGGTCTGCTAACCATCTTGCAGCATCTTTTGCATTATCAAATGATTCAGACTCTTCTGCTGTGAGTTTATTGACATATTTATATTTTGCTTTCTCAACTACACAAGCACCTTTATAGGCAATACTGTCAGAGTCAATAAAGACATGTGTAACTGAATCGGGAAGTTTTGTTAATGTATACTTCTCCATTGTGACTCTCCATATGAAAAAGCCCCATACTAAGTACAGGGCTTTAAAGTAACTTTTAGAGATTAGTCTTCTGTATCGAAGTCTTCATCTTCTTCGTCATCTGGGTCTGGCAAGTCTTCATCGTCACCATCATCAGAATCATTCGAAGGTTTGTGGTCTTTTGCATCTTCTTCAGTGATTTCACCGTTATCTTCAACACCATCAAGACCAAGCATAGCTAGTTCGTCTTCATCCAGTTCAGGTTCGCCATTAGCACCGTTACCACCAGTGTAAGGTACAAGAGTATCAATGATAAACTGTTCCTGAATAGGTTTTGTCAGAACATTGTTCTCAAAAGTGTAGAAGTGAGTAGAAAGAATCACACTACCAAAAGAACCGTTACCAACTGCAATATCTGGATGAATTACATCATAGTTCTTGTCATCTTCATGTTTGTCAGATGCTTGAGCTTTGATTTTCTTCATCGGCTGTTTAACAGCTACACGCTTACCATTTACTTCTTCAATCAGCATTACAGGGAATGACTGTTTAGCTGTCCATACAGCACCATCTTTATAAGCTGCTGCACGACTTACTTTCAAGATGTAGTAAGTGTCTGCTTCAAATGGTGGTTTGCAGCCAAACTTCTCTTCGAAGTCATCTGCATCAACTGCTTCAGTAGTAACTTTATCCCAACCTTCTGGGTTCTTCTTAGACTTAGTAAACTCTTTAAACAGCTTGTTACCATCTTCTGCCAGAATTGAAACGCTGTAGTTACAGTCTTTGCCTGGGAATTTCTTATCAATGGACTTGCCTTTTCCCGGACGTGGTGAAGTGTTCAGGTAATAAAACCAGACATCTTTCAGAAGGTAACGCAGAGTTTGACGTTCAGTACCGTTGTACTTCTCTACCGGAGCTTTCATTTTAACAACTTTAGACATTATTTAAACCTCTATCTCAATTTATGAAGAGTACCAATTCTAATTTGTTGATACTCTATTGTCAAACATTAATTACTGGAAGTTGTGCTTATCTTTAGAAGCTGCTTTACGTGCAGTTTTTCCAGTTCTTACACGCTTCTCTTCATAGTATTTTGCTGGTTTGCCAGCAGTGGCTTTTAAGGAATCCCCAAAAACTTTTTCAAATGCTTTAGAGTGTTTCATGATATTCTCCGATATACTTGATATTCAAACACATTTTCTTTAATTATAAACAGCCAACTAATATTATGCTGAGGCAGTGCAATGATGACTGTAATCATGCTCTGGTGGAAATCTTCTTTTATCTCAACTCCCCCATCGCATTTCATAAGGAGCATTCTATAGAACCTATCAATCTTTGTCAAACACTCTTCCTGAAATTTATTTAAACTTTTTTCTTCAAAGAAGGGTGTGAACCCCTCTCTTTTATAGCTATCACTCAGTTTCGAATGGGCAGTCATCTACATCCTCACTTAATACAGGTGGAATCGTTGAACTTTGACGCTGCTCTTCAGCATAGACTTCACCAGTCTCACGGTCAAACACTTCATCCTCATAATGAGGCAAAGAGTCATCATAATGGTCTTCAGCTTCACCAATACCAAACTGTTGACGAATATTTTCTGCTGCACCATCAATATCAACACCACATCCAGAAGCTTTGATAAGACGACCTGTATCTGGATTGTACCAAGTATGACCCGCAATACCTGTTGACTTGCCATGACGACGACACTTAGTTAACTTGATTTTTGTCAAGTTTTTCTTAACAGGGTCTGGGTCAACCTTGTTACGCATTAACAAAATATTATTCATGGAAATCTGGAAATACGCACCAGAACCCTTGATATCCTCTTCAGAGATATCCCCACCTTCAGAGTTAGCCTTTTGACCACCTGCACTCTTACGAACGTGACATACGTTTACCTGCGCATACTGGTAGCGTTTGCAACGACGCAATAGCTCAGACAAAACTTCCTCTTCATCCGTATCAGAACGTGACAGAGCCAACGTAATAGGGTCAAGAATAATAATCTTACAGTCTAAGCTGTTAACAAGATAGTCAACAAACTCCAGCAGGTTATCTTGGTCAATTGCCCCTTGATGGTCAACGATATGGATACGACGACCTTTAGATAGTTCTGCGTGTGCTCCCTTTAATTCATCCCAATCCCGTTCATCATAAGGAATCTCAGAAATCTGTTTGCTCAGGTGAATTGCACAGAGCATCTCCATCAACTCTTCATAGGTATCTTCTACAGGAATTACACCGATATTATAATCAGTTTCTTTCCAAGCTGAATAAATCATCTCACGAGTGTAAGCTGACTTACCTACTGAAGATGGTGCTGCAATAGTTGTAATCTCACCTAAACCGTAACCACCATAAGTCAACCTGTTCAAATCCCCGAAAGATTCTGGGAAAGGAATCAATGGAATCTGACCACGATTCTTCATTGCCTCAAAACCATCTGCGAAGTTCTTGATACCAGCAGGGCAGTAACGAGGTGCGTTGTAGATACGCTGCTTAAATCCTTCCAGAACTGTATCTTTCTCTTTATAGAACTTTGTCCACCACTCGTTAAGGTCTTTTACACCCTCTGGATACTGGAATAAACGAACCTTCTCAATAGGGAGAATGCCAGCAGCCTCTTTAGTGGCTTTAGCACCTGCTTCATCGTTATCAAAGCACAAGTAAATCTCATCAAATGATGTAATGTACTGATAGTTATCTTTGATAGACTTGATGTTTGCACCTGATGGAACAGATACGTGACAGTAATTCTTACGACGAGACTTATCTTTAATCGCCAAAGAAGTCATGTAGATTGCTGTTGCACATTCCATCTCACCTTCCCAGATGAATAGACGGTTACCACCTTCTGGAGCAATCCATGAACCGAACATCGCCAGTTCACCTTTAATGTCTCCAACACCACCTGAGAAGTCTTTTAGCTTACCACGTAGGTGCTCTTTTGGATGGTCTTCTGGGTAACGGTGACGAACACGGTAGCCAACATGTTCTAGCTTGCCATCTTCATTACGCTTGTAAGTTGGATAGAAGTGCGCATCAATTTCACCGTCACTGTCAATGTCAACCTTGATACCCAAACGCTCAAGAACTTTTGCAGGAATCTTCCTGTCTTTCAAGTCCATTGCTTCAAGGTTTTCTTTTACATCGTCTAAATCCATTCCACGGAAAGTACGGTTTTTATTGTCTGAACCAGTAGAATAAGTGCTCACGATTTGTCCTTTATCAAAATCCCACTCTGGGAAACCTTTGTTACAACTAAAGCAAGTCATCGAATAAGAATCATCATCATGATGATAGATTGAACCAGCATCTGATGAACCACAACGTGGACATGCACAATGACCAACAAACTGACCAGCCTCTTTCAATTTACGACCTTTAGACATTAGCACCTCTTCGTTGTAGTTCTGCTTTTAATCCATTTTCAATCTTGTCCAGTTCATGAATTTCATCTGCAATCTCTTTCCTTCGTGATTCAACTCTCTTAAGACGTTCAATCATTACCTCATTGGAAAGAGATGAGAGTTCCACTAAACGATGGTCAATAACTTTAAAATTATCTTTTACTCTCATCTTCATTCTCTCTTTTAAATTTTCAGGATAGCTCTTAGCTTACTTTCAAGGTCTGCAAGAGTACCATTATTATGGATAATGTCACGCGCATATTTGGTAGAAATCCCATTTTCTGAAACATGTGATGAAACTTTGTCCACGTTGTCTCTTTTTACTTCAATAGTTTGGTGTGCAAATCTACTCAGCCACTCAGCTTCAGAGTCAAACCTTAAGTCACTGATTAAAACAACACCTTCTTGATTCATAAGTGAACAAGATTCAAAGAAGCGAGCCATTCGTTTTTCAAGGTCTTTAGCCCAGAATTTGTCACCCATAACTTTACGGATGACTTCAGTACCCCAAATCTGTTGAATTTGTCTTGATGAGAATTTATACTTTTTACTAAACCCTAGACGTGTCAATAGAGTCGGTTTAGCGACCTTCTTAAGCTCCATGACCAATCGTCCGGTTAACTCTGACATAAGCTTAAAGTCCATATGGTAACGTTCATCTCTGAAGGTGAACTCGATAGCCTCCGTAACTTTAGGCATAAGTTCAGAGTATGATAAATCAAAAACCTGTGGAGTCTCTTTAGTTTCACCATACAGGTCATTCCAAGTCAGGTCAAATATCTTTGATGCAGATAGCTTAAGGTTGTCTGCATAAGCCATTACAGCAACATTATAGCCATATTCATCTTCTAAGATGTTCTTCACAATAGAACACGAGGTGTCTTTTCCAGAACGTGCCTTTCCAGTAAATGCAATAATATTACTCATTTTATCTCCCTTAATTACTAAAAAGCCCCCAACTAAGGAGGCTTGTAAGATTTATAAAGACTTAGTGCAGTTGGTCAGCATACTCTTTTTCAGCCATAGCTGAGATTTGCTTCACAAAATCATCACCAAAGTTAATGCGTAGTTTCTCTTCAATGATTGAAGCACCAATATTCACCAAAACATCATTGATTGCTTGCATACTAACGCCACCAGTCATTTCCTCAATGAACTCAATACTCACACCCATCATCTGTGACAGTTGGATTAGTGCAACGATATTCATCATCGTAGAGATAGCTGGAATCATCAGTGCAACTTTCACCTGAAGTGGTTCAATGTCAGCTACAGAGTCATTTTCAACAGCTTCTTCCAAAGACTCTTTAGTTTGCTGGATAATCTCTTTGATTCGTGGGTTTAATTCTTCTACGCCCCAATCAAGTTTTTCATATCGTGAAAGTTTCTCTTCCATACGCTTCTCAAGAACAGCCATAACAGCACTCGTTGATGAGATAAGCGTATCAATAATGAAATCAGTGTCCTTAGTCAGCAACAGTTCCTTATCTTCGTCTGACATCCTGATATAGTCATTCTTTTGCATTTCATAAAAAATGAACTCAGCAAGTGCATCAACACCAACCGCAATAGATGCCAGAGCAAGTGTAGTGTCTGTCAACATCATATTAACCTGTTCTGCAAAAGCACCGTTATCAGACTTGTCTTCAGGCAAGTTATAACTTGCAGGCATAAACTGTTCTGTGTAGTTATTACCACGAAGAATCATAGCCATGCTTTCTACGGCATTGATTAAGAATGCTTCATCAACACCTTTCTCTTCAAGCATCTTTTCTACATCGATATTCATATTATTTCTCTCTCAGTTGGTTAAGTTTCTTTCTAGAACATTTTAAGTTTTCGGATGAAGAAAAGTCAAGTGTCTTTTCAGAACGTGGATAATAGTGTCTATCCCAAGAAGTTTCAACATCGTTAATCAGTGACGCTAGATTACACAGGTCTGTACCACTTTGCAACCTCTTTTTAAGAGAATCTAGTAAAGAAACTGTGTCTTTAGCTTTGCGTCTCGCTGTAGCAACATCTTTCATATGCTCAAACACAGAGCATTTTAAGTCATCTTCATAGTTTTCAGACAACTCTATTTCATGTTGTATATCAACCATTCTCCTGTGATGGTGAGCATATTCCCGTTGAGCAGCAATGTCAAGTTCTTCCAACTTCTGCAAAGCTCTAACAAAGTCAGCTATGTCTGGGTGAACAAACATTTTCTGCATGTAAGCCTCTTTTAAGTAACTATTAAGTTTTAATCTTTTATCTTAACGTATTCTATACGTTATACTTTAAAGCTTCTTAAAAGCTATTAAATAATCTTTTAAGAGTTTTAAAGTATCTGTATAGTTAAACTGTTAAGTAACCTTTTAAGTAAAAACCCACTTCGCAAAGATTAACACCTTGTCAAGTGCATTGTCAACTTGCTTTTTATAATTTTTTGCAGTAATGTATGAGGTTAATGATTTTAGAGGGAGTAAAAATGGAAAACGTAGATTTTAAAAACTTACATTTAGTTGGTGATACAGAAACTGATGGTTTACTCCTTGAGTTCACTAAAGTGCACGTAATGGCTTTCGCAGACTATAAATCTGACGATGAAGAGCCACCTGTATGGGTCTTTACAGATGAACCTATTCTCGGTCATAAGTATACCAAGTACATTAAGGGCGGCTTACGTGAAGGTGTTGAATTTGCGTTAAAGGCAAAACGTCTTTGCATCCATAATGGTCTCGGTTATGACTGGTGGGTTTTCAATCACATTGCACCTGATTTGTGGAACTTTGATAATCCAAAGTGTAAGCCGTGGAGTAATTTCTTTCAGGATTCTCTTATCCAGTCTCGTGTTCAGTGGATGGATAGACCAACTCCAAAAGGCTATAAAGGTGCTCATGGCTTGGCAGCATGGGGTGCTCGTGTTGGTGTCCGTAAACCAGAGATTGAACATTGGGGTGTGTGGAATGCAGAAATCTTTACTCGTGTTGTGGAAGATATCCGTATCAACGCCAAAACTAAACGTGCATTGGATAATGAATATCTGAAGCTGAAGAAGTGTGGCGTAGATACTTATGAAACCTACATGCGAGCTAAAGAAACATCTTTCTGGATGAGTCAACAAGCTATCAATGGTTGGAAAGCTGATAAAGAACTTATGGAGTTCCATGTAAAGGAACTTGACAAGTTGACTAATGAGCTTGCTTCAGAAGTTGAACCACACCTTCCACCAACTATTAAGACCAAAGGTAAAGTCACTGGAGAAGAATTTGCAAAAGCTTGGAATGAGTATGTTGAAGCGTTTGGTCATGCAGATGGACTGAAGAGAATTACCAAGTACCCTAAGACAAAGTATCGTCAGCAGGTACGTAATGGCGAGATGCAGACTTATGAAATAAAACCATTTGGTAAGCCAACTACAAAGATTTTTAACATTGAAAAGAGAAATTGCTATACGCCAACCAACTCTGTGACTGGTGAAGAGTACAAGGAAGGCTTTGTAGCAATGAAGGATGCTCGTGCAATTTGCAATGAGTTGAATGCAAAGATTGGTAAGAAATGCAAAGACTGGAAGCCAGTAAAAACAGTTAAGACTGTGAAGTACTATAACAGTCATGTTGTTAACCACTTTGAACTTGAGTCAAGTCGCTACACAGGTTTGATTGATGCACCATATACACCAATTGAGTTCGAAGTTTCTCGTATGACTCAGGTAGCAGTTGTTAAAGACTACTTGAAATCAGTTGGTTGGATTCCAGATGACTGGAACTACAAGAAAGACTCAGATGGTCGTCCTGTTAAGGTTTGTCGTTTCAAAGACAACAAAAAGATGATTACCAAGCATCCTAAGTGGCAGGAGATGGTTGAACGGTGTGGTTTGAGTTATGTTGAACATGAAGGTGTCCAGTACATTGAGCATAACTGGTCTGTGAAAAAGTACACAGATTTGCTTGAGCCTTGCTTAATCCGTACTTCACCAAAACTTACTGAATCATCTTATGATACGATTGAAGGTGAGCTTGGACAGAAGATTGCGAAATACTACACTTTGATGCACAGACGCAGAACTATTGAGAACTCAAAGGATGATGAAAAAGGTTGGTTGAACCAGATTCGTCCTGATGGTCGCCTTAGTGCTGGTGCAATGGTGTTTGGTACTTCAACTGGACGTATGACACAATATGGTATTGTAAACGTACCGTCTGGTGCTGCTGTCTATGGGGAACCAATGAGGGCAGTGTGGATTTGTGAGGAAGGTACTAACGTTGTCTCTGTAGATATGAACTCAGCTCAGCTAGTTCTTCTTTGTAACTTTATGGGTGATAAAGACTTCACCAAAGCGGTAACGCAAGGTAAAGAAGAGATTGAATTTATTCGTCAAGAAGACGGACGTTATTACTGCAAACACTTTGATGAGTACCTCAATCCAGAGATTGATAAGTACCTTCGCTATGACTCTGAGAATGACCTTTACGTTGTCTATTCAGGGACTGATGCACACACACTGAACAGTATTTACTTTAGCTTGAATGATGAGCAGGATATCTTGACTTGTCGAGCTACTCAGGATGAGAATCTTCTTCATGAGATTAGCAAAGGTCGTAAGAAAGCTAAGAATGGTATCTATGCACTACTGTTTGGTGCAGGTGATGAGAAGTTTGCTAAAACTATTAAGGCAGCCACTACTCAGGAAGGTGCATTAACTAAACAGACTTACTTTGTGCGTTTGCCAAAGATTAAGAAACTATTAGATAACTTGGAAGCTGACTACAAAGCAACTAAAAAGGCACTTGAAGAGGTGTTTGGTAAGACCGCTGCAATCTCTAAAGGGGGTTTTGTAAAGGTTGCTGGAGCTTGGTTGTGGTGTAAATCTCCACACAAGTTATTGAATTATTTGCTCATGGGTTCGGAGGCTCAGATTCAAAATGAGGCGATTAACCTTGCTTGTCGTCGTATGATTGACGAAGGCTTGATGAAGTTGAATGGTCGCAAACCAGCTATTGGTGCTCGTTTACTCTGCGCATATCACGACGAGACGAGTTGGGAATGTCCAGAAAGTATGACGGCAGAAGTGAAAGCAGTTACTGACTGGTATTATGGACAAGCTTCTAAGAACTTAGGTCTTAAGAAAGAAACGCTTGTTACAGGTACTGGTAAGGTTGGTAAAAGCTGGCTTGAGGTTCACTAATTAGTGTTGACAGGGTGCTCATGGAAGAGTACCTTATACTATATCTTATATAGGAGGGCTTATGAGCCACCGTGGAAGAACCCATGCAGCGATGATGAAAGGTGCTTCAAAGGAGACTATCAAAAATCGTAAGCAGAAGTTGTTTGAGAGAATGAACAGGTTAATTGACAACTCATCTCTTTCAGGTTCTGAGAAGGTTTTCTTGAAAGGTAATCTGAAAAGCATTGCACAAGAACTTATTGACATTGAGTATTGGAGACATCAAAAATGACACTTGCAGACGTTATTCAGCAACTTCACGACAACTGCTATACCCCAGAGTTGATTCAGGAGATGTGTATTGTAGTGATGCCTAGCAAGTTCGTAAAAGCCTTTAACAGTGACACTTTAAGGTCTGCACACATTCTTATTGTTGAAGGTAAGATTGCAAAAGACCGTACAGGTGTTCTTAAGGGTGAACGTATTGATATCTTGGAATTGTTATGAATAAGTTATATAGTCTCTGGGGAAGGATGGGTAAAGATTCTGACTGGAATCTGCTCAAAACAAATGTAAAAAGTAATGAGATAGCGTACTACAAAATTCATTACTACAAAACTTTCAGAGAGCTTGAGTATCGTGAACAACAGACAGGAGAAGTATTATGTGGAAATCAGTAATTGTGCTTGGTGTTATTTTTCTATCTGGCTGCAACCCTTCTTATGAAGATAAAAATGCTTCTTATAGTCTCCCACCAGAGATGCAAGATTGTAAAGTCTATAAGCTGAATGAGGATGCAATAAGCACAGATATTGTTGTTGTAAGATGTCCAAACTCTCAAACGACAACATCTTATCGTTATGGTAAAAATAGTCAATCACACACTACTGTTATTGAGTGAGGTTTTTCAAGATGCAAGTCTTAGTAAACTATATCTACCGTTATGATACTGTTCACTCCACTACAACCATAGCTCAACGTAACCCAATCGTACCGCGAGAAGGTGAATTGGTTCGCATTGAGGGTTGGACTTACACTGTGGAAAGCATCATTCATAAGTTTGATGTTGCTGGTGATGTTCAAGTGATTGACGTAGAGATTGGTGGTAAGAGAAAATGAACAAAGAAGATAAGCATAAAAATGCTGTACGAACTCCTGATGGGAAGATTCAATCATTCACCCTGACAGTTGGTGGAAAGCCATTCCGTTGCCACTGCGGAGCAAACTGCTTTCATAAACCAGATAAAAATGACTTAGAGCTTTACGCATGTAATGCTTGCAATACTTGGTATCATTCAGAGGAATAAAATGACAATTCTGTACAAACAAAATAAAGATGGTTCCTTCAACGTCTGGTCATGTGTTGCTGTAGGTGACAAAGTTATTACAACCTACGGTAAAGAAAATGGCAAGATGATGTTTGAAGAGTACACAGCAGAGCCTAAAAACATCGGTAAAAAGAATGAGCGTAACGCTGAACAACAAGCTCTCTTTGAAGTTGCTGCTAAGTATAAAAAGCAAGTAGACCGCAAAGGTTATGCTTACACAAAAGAGTCTGCACAGAATACTGAGAAGGTAGGTGTACAGCTTGCTCATGATGCTGCAAAGGTTAGCCATGCAAAGTATCTGAAGTTCCCTGCTGATGCTCAACCAAAACTTGATGGTGTCCGTTGTAGGATTTCAAGAGATGCTGATTTAGTTAGTTTTACGGCTTATTCTCGTGAGAATACTGTTTACAACGTTCCAGCAGAACTAATTCCAGATTTGCTTTTGTTGCTTAAATTACATCCACAAGTTGAAGACTTTGATGGTGAGATTTATGCTCATGGTTGGGACTTAGAAGATATTGTATCTATGATTAAGAATGCTGACAATCCAGACCGTCACCTTCTTAAATTCTACTGGTATGATATCTGCGACAATTCAAAATCTTGGCCTGAGCGTCGTGAAGTTATTGATAACTCACCTATTGTTGAGCTTGGGGATACCTGTAGAGTTGTTCCTGTGCAGACTATCCGTGTAAATTCTTGGGAAGAGTTTGATGAAGCTCATGATAAGTGGGTTGAAGCTAAGTTTGAAGGTGCAATGTACCGTTCAATCTCTGAAGACTCCTTCTACGAGTGTTGTCACCGTTCATACTTCTTGATTAAGCACAAGAAGATGCACACTGAAGAGTTTAAAGTAACTGGTGTAAAGACTGATAAACGTGGTCATGGTAAGTTCGTTGTAGAGACTCTTCCTAACGTCTTTGTAGATGTCTCATGGAAAACCACTCATGAGAAAAAGCAGTATCTGGCTGAGCATCCTGAAGAGTTTATCGGGAAGCCTTTAACGGTTCAGTTCCAGAAGATGACTCGTAAGGGGTCTTTACAGTTCCCTGTTGGGTTAGTTATTAGGGATTATGAGTAAAAAGTTGTTGACATAGAAAATTTGGTGAGTATACTGAGCAGCATAAACCAACGGGTACTCACCAGCATCACTTAAGAGTCTTCTAAGAGGGTTTTTAAGTGATGTGTAGCTCGGTCAGGTATGGTGCGGTGGTGTAAGGTGGTGTAAGGTGGTGTCAGGTGTAGTATGGTGCGGTGAGGTTCGGTATGGGTAGTTAGTCTCAACTACATTAAAATGAGACTTACCTTTTTAAAAGGTCTTTAAGAGGGTTTTTTAATGAGGTAGGGTAAAGTAATGTTTGGTCTGGTTTGGTAAGGCGCGGTCTGGTTTGGTAAGGTAAGGCTCGGTATGGTATGGGTGGATGGTAGTAGCCACGTTAAAAATCTACCAAGTTTCTAAAGAGTCTTCTGTTGAGGGTTCTTTACAAACAACTTAACAATCAACTAAAGTGTGGAGCTAAATGCTATGAAACTGTTAAATATCAAAATCACTGGTACTCGTCCTTTTTTGAGCCATAACGATACGTTGTCAGACCCATTAAACCCTCTGACGAAATATCACAAGTCTCTGTCCAGTAAACGTAAAAAGACTGACGAAGACTATGCGCTCTTAGCAGAAAGCCAACTGGTAACTTCTTGTTACTACGATGAGCAGCTAGGTTTTGTTATGAACGGTGAGATGATTGAGGCTTGTATCAAGTCTGGTGCAAAACTCAACAAACTTGGTAAGGTAATTGACCGAGCCATTATGCTGACAGATGTAGTCTTCCCAATGACTATCAAGAACTGCCCAGCAAACCCACAAGAACTTGCTAAGAATCCAGACTTCATCTATGCTAAGTCTGTTAAGATTGGTACAGCACGAGTTATGAGCTACCGTCCAATCTTCCGTGACTGGTCTGTAGAGTTCGGTTTGATGTTCGATGAAGAGCAAATCACCAAAGAGGAACTTCTGATGGTTCTTGAAAATGCTGGTAACCTTTGTGGTGTAGGTGATTGGCGTCCACGCTTTGGTCGTTTTTCTGTAGAAGTTATTTCAGAAGGTAACGTTTAATTATGAATACAAAAGCATTAGCAGCAAAGTTTAGTTACGGTGACACTGTATCACACTCTGAGATGGATACCTTCTTAGGTATTGTGAAGCCAACTTATCAAGGTGACATTGTTAAGTACGAAGATGAAATGAAAGCTTACGCACTTACACGCTTAAATCGACTTGAGAAGTTTATTGAGAAGCTTCTTAAAGAAGAGAAGATTTATCTGGTTGCTTCAATGGGTGTTGGTTATCGTGTTGTCGAACCTAAGCATCAAGCAACTATTGCAAAACGTAAAATGTCTGGTAAGATTGGTCGCGCTTTAAAGCAAGCCACTCAAGCAATTGAGAATGTGAACACTATGGCACTTAGTCATCAAGAACGTTCACGACTAATTGAACAGCAAAACCATTTAGCTGCTATGAAAGCTAATATTAACAAGCAACGTAGAAAACCTTTCTAAGTTGACTAGGTAGCCTCTTCGGAGGCTCCTTTTTAAAATGTCTTTAAACAGGGTCTTTTAATAAGGTACTGTACTGCATTGTGCTGTCTGGTGCGGTAAGGCGGGGTGAGGTCTGGTATGGTAAGGTAAAGTATGGGTAGCTAGTCTCAACTACATTAAAATGAGACTTACCTTTTTAAAAGGTCTTTAAAAGGGTCTTTTAACAAGGTATTGTATGGTGTAGTTTGGTTAGGTATGGTTAGGTGTGGTAAGGTAAGGTATGGAAGGATGGCAGTAGCCTTATAAAAAATCTGCCAAATAAGCTATAAAATCTGTTGACAAGTCAGGTGTTATAGCTTATTTTTATACTCAATGTAATACAAAATTTAATATAACTTTGAGGTCATTATGAAAAAGATTTTATTAGCTTCTGCAATGGTTATGGCAATGAATTTACCAGTCAATGCAACAGAACTTCCAAATGTGGACTTATCAGGTGTTCCAGAAGACACTTGCCAGATTGTTAAAGGTGTTGCTCTAGCTAATGGTGAGTTACTTAAACCAATCTCTGAAGAGTCTTTGACAGAGATGACTGATAAGGTAACTGACTATCAGTATCGCGTTCTTGCAGAGTATTTCCTGCAATCTGCAAATATTAAAGAGAAACACCGTGATGATATTGATGTACAGGCTATGCTCAACCACCGTATCCAGTTTAAAGAAGATTTGATGCAAAAAGCTATGTACGGTGTTGAGTATTTCTTAGAAAACAGAAGCTGCACAGGTGTCTGATATGGCTCTTAAAAAGTTACATCCCAGAAGCGGTTATGGTAAGATAATTGACGATACAGACGGCTTTACAGTCTTTACAGTTATCTGTCAAGATGATTCACAGATTGAGAAGGCTCTTGATGATTATCTTAACGATGAACGTGAAAAGGTTAGGGCTACAAACATAGATTCATTGATTGACACTTCACGCAAACGGAAGAAGAAAGATGAATGAGGTTTTTGACCCTTATGCCCCACAAGATGATTGGGAGGCTGATAGAGAGGCTGAAATGGAGAGTTATATTTGTCCAATGGATGTAGACGAAATGAGAGACTTCGTTGCACATCGTTTTAAGAGAGAGATTAAATCCAGAGGTCTTTCTCAAGAGCAAGTTGCTAAAATTTGTGGTATATCTCAGGCTCGTGTATCCAACATAATCAATCTCACTGGTAATGTCTCTCTTGAGTTTATGTTGGAAGTATGTGAAAAATTTGGTGTTAATTTCAATTTAAGGTTGGCAGACTAATATGAAACGTGAAAACATTATCCACTCTGAAAACTTCGCATTAGGATTTTATGGTGTACCTACTCACCTTGAAAAGTACTACGGTGTGAAGATTCTTTCCAATCTCATTATGGCTTACAAAGATGGTAAGATTAAGCATACTGAGAAGAAACGTGTCATGGGTTATATGGCTGTAGGTTCAGCAATCTCGAACATTAAGCTGGAGACAACTAGCAGCCAGATTGTGAAAGACCACTTCATCAAAGAGCTTTACCAGAATCTTGATGGTGTAGATGTTCAGGCTGTTTGGCTAGATGTTGATGGTCACAACTACACAAGTTTTGTCTTCAAAAACGATGACATTAAGTGTCTGTTCCCATAATAGGTGATTAACTATGATTGATGTCTACTTACAAGATGCTCATGCAGATTTCCTTAAAGAGATGCTTAAAAAGTTTATGGCTTCACAGTATGAGAATGAAGCATCTTTTAAAATAGTTACATGTGGTGACGAAGCTGGTTTTGTTGAGATTGAGCATGAAGGTACTGGAAAGACTGTTTGTAAGCTACCTGATAGCATGTTCTCTAACACGTTCTTAACAAAGACTAGTATAAATGTTAAGCTTGTGCCTCAGATTGAAACATACTCTGGTACAGATTACCCTAAAGGTTTCAAGTCACTGATGAAGTACTTCTTAGATGACTTTGTGGGTAATCTTCTGAGGGAGGTAAAAGAAAGTCGTACAGTGTTAACTGTAGAGAACATGGGAGGAACTATCAAGGTCACTTCTGACTGTTTTGTTATGAGCCTCTTCGACTTTGTTCCTAAGAACTTTGATGGTATTCTGGATGAAGAAGATGACTGTGTAGACTTTATATTGGTTCTTGAGCCAGTTTTTGAGGTTAAATAGATGAAAATTGAACACTGCTATGAGTCTGATGGAACACCTATCCGTTGTCCACATTGTGGGTGTACAGACTTACAAGGTGAGGTAAGTGAAATAGTCAACGGTCATATTGCTGAAGAAAGTACCCGATGCACAGGGTGTAATGAAATTATCGCTTTCTGGGCTTATGGTTCATACCAACCATCTCCACATTTTATCTACCATCGTAGTAAAGTTGTGAAGAGTGTCATCAACTGGTTCATTAAGAAAGGGTTTACAAAATGATTAAACTAATATTTGCAAGTGGTGAAAACGGTGAATTTGGTACACCGACTGGTATGCCGTGGCCTCGACATAAGCAAGATATGCAAGAGTTTAAGAGACTCACTAAAAACAACTTAGTAGTGATGGGTAATGAGACTTTCAAGACTCTGGGGAGTAAGCCTTTACCAGAACGTGCAAACCTCATCTTAACAAACTCTGTACCTTATTATGGTATAGACTTTGGTAAAGATGATGTTATGTTTGCTAAAGCTAGTAAAGAGTCCTTTGGAGCATTTTTGAAGTATCTTGATAGCTCTATTGATGAAGATGTCTTTGTAATTGGTGGCGCAGGTGTCCTTGTCGATGCTTTACCGTATGCTAGTGTGGTGTTCCATACTGTTTTCCATAAAGTTACTGAAGAGGCCACTGTGCATTTACCTTTTGAAAACTTCTTTGAGAAGCTGTATGATAACCGTGTATTTACAAAGGTACAGTCAAAACCATCAGAGGATGGTAAAGCAACTTTTGAAATTTATGTTCCACAAGTAAAAGGACACTTTTGATATGTCACAAGCAGATTCAAGTTACAAAAATATCCTGAACCATGTTTTATCAGTTGGTGAACTGCGTACTACACGAACTGGAGATGTTATCTCTGCATTTGCTCCACCTCAGTTTCGTTTTGATATGCGAACTGGTTTCCCGCTTTTAACATCTAAACAGGTGTTTACACGGCAAGTTATTGGGGAAGCTTTATGGTTCCTGAATGGCGAGAATAAGCTTGGTGAACTCCGTTACCGCACTTGGGGTGAAAATGACGGAGAACGTTGGACTATCTGGTCAGATGATTTTAAACGCTGGTTAAGTTCTAACTATTCTTCTGAACAAGATTGGTTAGAAGATGCAGGTGGGAGAATCTATGGGGTTCAGTGGAGAAACTTTGAAGGTCATAATGGTTGTGTTGTAGACCAGTTAGAAACCTTAGTAACGAAGATGAAGGGTGATATTACAGACCGTTACATGCTTGTTAATGCTTGGAATGCAGCAGATATTGCAGCAAACTCAATGGCTCTAGCACCTTGTCATGTTCTGTTTCAGATTTATATTACTAACGAGGGTGAAGTTGACTTACAATGGTATCAGCGTTCTGTAGATACCTTTTTAGGACTTCCCTTTAACATTGCGTCTTATGGTTTTATTCTGGAAGTTCTTTGTAAGATGACTGGATACACTCCACGGTACTTGATAGGTGTCTTTGGGGATACTCAGATTTACCAGAACCATATGAAGCAGGTTTATGAACTGATGAGCAATGAAGAGTTCCATGCACCTACTTTTGAGATTGGTCTACAACTTAATACTTTAAGTGACCTGAAACATCTTACTGCAAGTGACTTTATCGGTGGTATTAGCAACTATCAACATGCAGGAAAGATTGAAGCACCTTTGTCAGTAGGTAAATAAAACAAAAAAGGCTCCCGTAAAAAGGAGCCTTAAACTTTACTTTTCAGTATTCTTTGTGTTCTTTTCAGTAATAGCTTGGAGGGCTGATACTGATTGAGCCAGATTGTTCACACTATCAGAGAACTTATCAAGAGTCTTAGTAAGTTTTGCGTTCTCACCCTTAACATTCTCTAACTGGACTTTCTGGTTCTCCATCCCTAGCTGAAGCAGCCTCATATCAGACTGTAAATCACGAATAGCTGAATAATTACTTTTGGAATAATTATCTAACTGTTGTAACTTTGTTGTGATAGACACTTCTTGCTTACCACTTGAAACTTGCATAGTGGTATACATCCCAATAACACTAAAAATACCAACAACAATTGCACCAATATTATTTTTAAAAGCTTCCTCTAACCACTTCATTTACTTCTCCCCCTTAAAAGCTTTTTCTAAGTTATCTACGAACTCATCATCAATAGGTGTGTCTGTTTTACTCGCAAGGTATCTTGCAAGCCTAAAGAACACTTTCTCAATCATGTATTCACTTAGAAGGGATAAAATGAGTTTCCAGAAGAAGCTACCTAGATTTTTTAGAAGAATTGCTAGGATTGTAGGCATTTAATCACCTCATCAGCCAAGATGGTGAGAATACCCATAAAGATATTAACACCATCTTAACAATCAGTCAATAAGGGATTAAGCAGTTCTTACCCAAGCCATTAATTTGTAGAACTGGTTAGTAACACTAAATGCTGAACCAGAGCCTGTACCACCAGTGTTACCACTAACTGTGTGGCTGTGAGCACCAATACCTACAGAGTGTGTGTGAGCGCCAGTATTGTTAGTTGAGAAAGAGAAAGTGTGGCTGTGGTTTCCTGCTGCATTAGTGTTACTCCCACCCGCCCTATATGCTACGGCATACGATGACATCTTACTACCACCTGCACCAGTCCCGTTCCATGCCTCGATGTAGTGGCTGTGCTCACCATTTGTGCTGGTAGAACCACTACCAGAGTGAGTGTGACCACCAGTACTATTAGTCCCCTTCGTACCATAATCAAAAGATGAAGTGGTAGCAGAGAAGCTGTGAGTGTGTGATGGTAAGTTACCAACAGCTAACGTTACAGAATCTGAACCACCAGTTGTAGCAACATCTGAACCATTTGCTGCTGCAATTCTAATAGTTCTCCCAACACCATTATTCAGGTACGTCCAAGTTAGACCAGGAAGTGCTGTATTAGGGTTAACGTTGCTGTTAAACCACGTTACAATACCTACTGGATAGATTTTATTAAGGTCTGTAGAGTCACTTACTGCCTGTGCAATCTTCTGGTCAGTTTCAGCTTTAGTGTATGCACCAATATCTGAAGGGGTTGGTTTTTGTGCTTCCGTGTAAACCTTAGACCAATTAACTTCGAAGCCATAGGCATCTCTTGATGTTCTATACCACATCCCACCATTTCTGTATTCAAATTTTAATTGTGCAGATGGTGTAGAGCCAGCACCTAAAAACATATGAGATACAAGAAAAGATGCTCCACCAGTAGTGTTGGTAACATTGTATAGCCCTGTTCTAGCATTCCATGCAACCCCATTCCCACCATCCTTTTCAGAAGCTGAACCAGTGAGGCTTGCAAGCATGTACCTAGAGTTCGCAACAGATTGCGTATAGTACCTAGCATCTAAGTTAGAGAAGTCAGAAGGTTGAACTTGACCAGCGATAGCAAGACTCTTGTTAGCCACAATTACTGATTGTTCAAGGGCAATTGCTGTGCCAGAGTAGCTGTTGCTCCAAGTAACCACGTTAGAATTGTTCCCTCCTACACCAATCCACCATCTAGAGGTGTTTGTGGTATCAACACCACGGATATACAAAGGCTGATTTTGTGTTAAATTCTTTACAATCAACCCTTCATTGTTAGCAACAATAGTTTGTGTATTCGTGAATGTATTAGATACATTAATCTTAGCAAGATTATTCAAAGTAGCTGCTGGAATGTATCTAGAGTCAATGTTAGCCCAATCAGAAGGTTGAACTTGACCAATGATTTTTACAACCTTATTAAATGTTACACCAGATGAGTCTAATTTAATAGAAGTACCACCCTTATAATCATATAATGTGACATTAGAGTTTGTATCACCTTTACCAATATACCACAAATTATTGTTTTCACTGTCTCTTGCTAGGATGAACAAATTATCATTAACAGTTTTATTTTTGAGAATGATAGCAGCAGCATCAGAGTTCACACTGACGGAATTAGTGAATGTGTTTGCACCACTAAAAGTGTTATTAGCAGCTAACTGTGCAAATCTCTGGTTAGCAACTGCCTGAGTAAAATATCTAGCATCTAAGTTAGAGAAGTCAGAAGGTTGAACCTGTCCAGTAATAGCAAGAGCCTTATTAACAGACACAATTGCACCTAGAGTGATTCTTGAACCTCTGCTGTTTTCGAGATGAACATCAAGACTTCCTTGAGTTAGATTCCCAACAGCCCAAGTTTTATCATTATTGGCATTTCGACCTACAATAGCGGAGTATGCCTCACTTGCACCAGCAGGGGTCTTCAGTGTCAACTGCTCGCCATTTGCTACGACACTCTGTTTAGCTTGGAATGAGTTTGTAACAGCAAGTCTTGCATATCTTGCATCATTCTCTTCATTAGTTCTCATCCCAAGCTCATTAGGACTTGGTTTATTCAGGGTATGATAAACAGTTGCTGACCTTGAAGCATCTGCAATAGTTAGTCTAAGACCGTTTGAGTTAATTTTAAAAGTCTTTAAAACATCCCCAATATTAATCTCAGAAGAGCCTGTTGGGTCAAAGACTGCCTTACCACCATAAAGTAACTTAACAATCCCTAAGTCACCCGTCATAGTGCTACCAGCAATCTGAACAAATCTTTCAAGATTAAAAGATGCTAAGAAGTCTTGATAGGTCATTCGACGGTCTTCATCACCCAGCATTTCAGGTCTCTTTTTAACTCTGACATGAAGAAGGTCATCTGAACGGATTGTATCGATTGAGTTTAATTCACTCAACTTGTAATCTGCCATTGTAAATTTTCCTCTTAAAAGGGGCTTGATAGCCCCTGTAAAGAAATTAAGCTGTTCTCTGCCATACATACAGTACGAAGGATGGCTGTTCAATATTAACCGCCTGACCTCCACCAACACTATTTGTATTGCCACTATGTGTATGCTCAGAAGAAGAAACTGTCACAGTACCACTGTGTGTATGTGAACCAATACCGACTGTGTGGCTGTGAGCACCAATACCGACTGTGTGGCTGTGGTCACCGGATGCACCAGATGTAACATTAAAACTATGTGAGTGTGCACCATCACTCGATGTCCTTGATGTTCTTCTTGCACCACCACCATCGGAGTCAGCTACAGCATTACCAGTACCATCATTTTCTCTAGGGTACACATCGTGGTTGTGAGTACCATTTGTACTTGTGTTACCTGATACGTTGTGCGTATGGTTACCTGTTGTATTAGTACCCTTTGTTCCATAGTCAAAAGAGTTGGTAGTCTTAGTTCCATAGTCAAAAGCTGAAATTGACACAGTTGCATTATGGGTATGACCACCACCACTAAGAGATACAGAGTGAGAGTGTTGAGGCATATTATTAACTGATAAAGTGACAGTTGAAGCACCAAATACAGAACCTGCTGGTCTTGTGTCAGAGTCATAACCAACTAATGCCCTACCTTTTGAAACTAACTCCCAAGTTCCTCCACAAATTAAATATGTAGAAGGGTTTGCAGAGTTCATGGAAAGATGGATAGTACCTACTGGATAGGAAGCCTGAACAGCCTTGTACAAGTTATTTACTGCTCTCGCTGTAGCATACTTATCTGCATCTTCATTATAAAGGTTAGATGTTGTCCAGTTCTGGACATTACTCAACCCTACCTGTGCCTTAGTTGTATTGTGCGGATTACTCTTATCATTAATATGCTGTTGAACAAGACTATTAACCTCTTCGGAAGACATAATCTGTAGATTTGCTCTTGCCTCAGCTACATTAACAATATCTGATAAGTTATTTGCAGCAACTAACTGAAGAGCATTAATAACATTATCTAAACCAATTTGTGTTTTAGTAACACCATGAGGGTTATTTCTTAGGCTTGAGTGTGGAGCAAGCAATTGCTCAAGAGTGCATCTCTTATCCTCAATACCCTGCTTAAGATGGAAGATATCACTAAGGTCAATTGGTAAAGCTGCTTGAGGCAAGGCACTAATTTGAATTTCACCTACTGCCATTATTAAGCTCCTACAAATTCATAAGTATAAAGATTTCTTGTACTTGTTGACGCAGTACCTGTTTCAGTCTTAATAAGTCTCCAGCCATTAGCCACTAAATCTGGTTGCTCAGTGGCAAAAGACCTGACTTCACCAACAGTTCCATTTGCTTTCTTAAGAAGATAGTTCAAGATATAGTTAAACCATTGGCGACCCATCGGTTCACCCCTTAATAAACCAGTTGCCTGAATTTCTGGTGGTGGTAATACTTTTAGCTGGTTACCATCAGCATCTACTTCATCTGTAGACCAATTTAAAAATGCCATTAAGAACTTCCTTCTTGCTGTGATTTATCTTTTCTACCTTTGATGATTTGAGCTACCTCAGCCATAACACCATAATCACCACCTGCTACAGTTTCTTTACCAACGATGTAGTTATCTGTAGCGTTGTAATTTTTATTAACCTTTAAGTAATCTACTGAGTCACTATTAGCCGTTCTGTCAACTCTAAAATAAGCATCCCTTACACCAGCATCTGCTAAACTACCTAGCAAGTTCTTCTCTAAAGAGCCGCCTGTGTTGTTAGTAACAAGACCCTTGTTAGCATCTGTAACGAGCCAGTTATCCTTATCATCAACAATTGCTAAAGCTGAGTCAGCAACCTCTACAGGTATCCAAGCAGTACCATTCAGAGTTACATCTCTTAGAATAACTGCTGAGCCAATAGTTGTTGCAGCAATTTTTGCCAGTGTATATGCTGTATCAATGACATTATTCCTTGTATTAACCCTGACTACAACACCAGCAGTCATAGGTGTAATATGTTCGAAAATCTGTGAAAATGTTGCATTATACAGAGTCATGATAGCATTCTGTAAAAATGTTGGAGTTGTGTCAGAACGTCTTAGGAAAATCTGGATATACAACATCGCTCTATATGTTTCATCATCAGCACCGAGTGGTCTTGGTACTTTAATTAGTGTACCAATATTATCTAATTGCTGTCCGACAGCTTTTCTAATATTCCTTTCAGTGTGCATTTGCCATGAAACATCTTCCAATGTCTGCAACTCATCAGTAATTGCTTTAAGTAAGCTTGTATAGATGAACTTATCTTTGAACTGTGTTACAGTTCTTTCATCAAGAGTCTTATAGTAAACGTTATCAATTTTCTGAAACATTATTACTCCTTAGTGATGGTATACTGACTACTTTCCCATACAGTGTATTGGTCACCATCAACAGTGATTCTTGCTGTGGTGTACTGTCCATCACTAGGTGGCACTGACTGGTTATTTGAAAGTGCTACTTTGATTTCATTAATCTCAACACCTTTAATGACATCGTAGATATATCCATAGATTCTGTTAGGAATAACATCATTTCCAACTTTCAAAGTTCTACCGTAAGCGTTGATACCTTGAACAATACTGTCTCTAATATCGTTTTCTGGGATTGTTAAGTTCTCTTCATCATATAAAGAGTAAGACACTTTTACAAAAGCATATTTTGGTGTTGGTCTGCTAAAATAGACATTGTGAGCTAAATTACCTAAGTCATAAGCTGTTCCAAAGATAGCCCCATAAGCCCTGATACCAGCAGGTTTAGTGTCCCAGATTGCTTGAGCAACATTATCATTTTGACCACCAACTACAACAATTTTGAAAGATTTTGGTGGTAGTCCTTCTGAACTTGTCTCTTCAGTATCGTTTTCAACACCTGAAGCATCTGATACGCCCTGAACCCTCTTAACAGCCGCTACAATTGCATCAAGAGTACCTACACCAGTCACTGACAGGGATTCTAAATACCTCTGACGAAGTTCTGTATCGGTTTCTTCGTTTCTACCTGTTGTTAAGTCATAGCGGTTGTATACACTGTCAAGACCATCTACAGTTGTTTCAATTTCGATGAGTGTTCCAGCTAATGCAGGGATTGCGCCGACTTCCTCAGCAACAACATCATGGATAGTTGTAATTTTTGTGAATGTAAGGAACGTCGTAGCAGTCACCACCATAGGGTTGGTTCTTGCAATAATGTCACCTTCATCTTTATAAACTCGTAATGCTGAACCATCATTGATAACTTCAGCTTTTGCCACGATACCACCATTGATTGCTTCGGCGAGTTCAGTCAATAGTACTGTGATTGTATCTGAAGTTTTTGGTTGATAAGAGAAAATAACGTTATCAATAATAATAACATAGTTTGCATCAGTTCGTAAAGAGTTAACTTCAAGAACAGCCTCAACACAATACGAAGGTGTTAATGTAATGCCAGAAACTGGATAGAAGATGTTACCAGCAGTGCTTCTTAGTCTGGTTGTCGATGGGATTGTTGCACCTGTTGTTCCAGTAAACTCTACTTGACCTCTTGTAGCCTGAGCCACATATCTGTATACAGCATTTAAAGCTGTAATATCATCGAGGTTAAAACCTTCAGCTTTATCAATCGTCCCACCATCATAAATTTCTGACAGAACTTCATGGGTGTCTGCTAAAGACCTTGCAATTGAAGCCAGAAAGAGACCTAATTGACTATCTTCAGAAACGTCAAGGTTTGGTGAAATATCTCTAAGAAGTCTTGATTTAATATTATCAAAAATTTCCTGATATCTTAGAGTTTGTAATCCTGTTGTAGTTAATCCTGCCATTAGATATTAACCTCTTGTGTAATGTCTGTTAAAATATCTGTTGTAGTAGTTGCATCAAAATTAACAGTCACTTTTCTTTGAGCATTATCCATTGAAGATGAGTAGTTATAGATATTAGATACATCTCTTGTTTCAACAAGGTAAGCTTTCATATAATTATCAAAGATAGAAGTTTTCTGTTTAAATTTGGCAAGTTGTAAATATGGGAATCCAGCAGATGTGTTAAAGAAGACTTCACCAGCCCTTAAAAGGCATCTGATATGAAGTCTTTGAGCAACCTGAGTAGCTTTATCATCTTCTGGGATAATTCTAATTTGGTTACCAGTAATCTTTAAATCACCATGAGCCACATACACTGAATCTGAACCTAAAGTGGCAACATAGTCACCACCTAGATTTAATGCAAAGTCTGTTTTCATTATTGTGCCTCTGTAGTATCAGCCTCACCAGCAGGGTCTGTCCAGTAATAATGGTGCGTGTGTTCATTAAAGCTCACACCAGTCGTGTCACTGATAAAATCTGAACCGTGTACTTCTTCTGTTACGTACAAGTTTTTAGAAATATGCACATCACCTTCAAAGTAGAAATTACCATCATCTGTAACTCTTAACACAGAGTCACCAAAATGGAGTCTGACTGCTGTTGGGTCTGGTTTAAAATTCTGTGTTCTTGTGCAGATGCCTACGAAAGCTACACAGTCTGAAATATCGTGTGTCCTTCTCATATTTGTTTCCATCTGGACATTCTTGTCATTGACAACGAAGTCATCTAAAGGTAACATTGAGAAAGCTAACCAGCATCTGTCATTAGTTTTTACGGGGAATGTTAAAGATGCTCCACCACCACTTGGAAATTGAACAGGGACACCAGTAATCTCTGGCATAGGTAATCCGTTAATAGAGTAAAGTGGCTTAACAGTGGCTGTTTGAGTCTTTGAATCGAAAGACTGAATAATAGCTGGTAAGCCAGTATATAGTTCTTTTCTAAATTCGTCAAGACATTCTGAAACATACCCAGACATTCTAGTAACTGGTGACTTCATTATTCCACCTTCTCTAAATCTAGTTCAGTTGTCCAAGCACCACCAGTAAAGTCAAGATTATGAGAAAGACCTTTTACTCGATACTGACCTTCAAAATCCTCACTTTCCCTAATAGTGACGTTATCACCCATCTTAATTCTCCCGTCTAAATGGATTTTGCAACGAACTCCAGTTTTAACTTTAATAACTGTCTTATTCTCTTTTTTCAGAACCTTTCTAGTTCTTCTGTAGTAACCTTGCAAAGAATCGATAACGTTGTATGGGTAAATTTCCCAAGAAAGTTGTCTAGCCTTAGCATTAAAAGGGACTACTCTGATTTGCTTATTGAAGGTATACCAACGTAAGCTACTCTCTTCACAAACCTTTGTAAGTGCCTCTGCAACACTTCCCCAGACACTAAAACCATTCTTGTAAGTGTAACCATCTATACTTGAAAGGTCTTCATCAATAAGAGAGAAGCCTAGCCTATTGACTAAATCTCTGATTACATTTTTACGTGTTGTCCCTGCTTTATAAGAAATTGATGTCTTAATCGTGGTTCTTTCCATTTTATCATTGGAACAGATAACCTTAGTAATCATATCAACACCACGCTTATACGTATAAGCATACTCAATAGTGCCTAGATAAATTAATGGGAGGTTATCATACTCAATAATAAGGTCACCATTTGCGTCCCTTTTGAAACCAGTAGTGTAACCTGCTCTGAGCATAACTGTTGCACCAACAGTTTTGAATTTGGCTCTCATCTCTTTATTAAGGTTGTAGATTTCAAAAGTTGTGTCATCGGAGGTTACTTTATTCTTCTGAGACGTATAAGACACATTACAAGTGAATTGTAAGTTGTCGAAATAGTCCATTTGCATAGAATCTTTAGCATGGCTTGTAGGTTTATCATTAAAGGCTGTAGTTTCACTACCTACAGCCAATTGATAGCACCTAAAAGAAGCCCCAGCAGTGCTATCTTTTACAGACATTATAAGTTCTCCATTAATCTCATATCTTCTTGAGTGTAATAATTAAGCTCAAATGCCTTTTCTCTTCCGAAGTTATTTCTGGTAGGTTGTAAATCAGTACCGTACATTCGTTCAACAAAAAGCTCTCCAGCTAATGAAGGAATTACATAGCGTCCTGTGATTGATTGGTCTGCAAGGCATTTCTTTTCATGTAATAATACATTACCATCAACATCAGATAGCGTCAAGAACCATCTGTCAAGCCTCTCTTTATACTTTAATTCAATTACAAAGACAGTACCATCCAGAGTTACAGTTTGTGTAGACCATTCTGTATCAGGAACAGGAATATATTGTGACATTAATAAGTCCCCTTTTTATTCGGATTCACTGAATGCTTTTGTAATGCTTTTCCATCTCCAGCAGTTCTGTTTAATGCTGCTCCGGCATTTCTCTCAGCCTCTTCACTGAATGTGGTAACACCTTTTCTTGTCTTTGCAGACATCGAACATTTTGCAAGAGCATTATCTTCAGCACTGGTAAGTTCCCTTACACCATTAGCGTCTAGGTCAAATAATAACTGACAATTTAGTTTACCGTTGCCTAGACTCGTCGTTGTATTCCCTGTATTTTTCTTGGAAGTTGCACCACCATCATTTGTGGTAGCCGTTTTGCCAGTAGCTGCTGAAACATCAGTTTGCCCTACAATGGCTTTGAAGTTAATTTCCTGAAAAGTTAGCTGGACTCTTAGACCATTTGAAATACCAACATCTTTAGAGGCTTTAAAGCTTGTAATAATGGAATCATCAATTTTAATTCCGTCTTTACAGATAACCGAAATAATTTGCTTCTGGTCACGCCAGCTTTCAAGAGTGTCAATGAAGTTTTCTACTAATTGACCCTGACGAGTTAATAATAAGCTTCCTTCATAGCCAACTACAACGACACCACTAATAGTGATTGTTCTGGGTGCTCTTTGCACATTATCTGTGACGGTTTGCCCTGATTGCATGTTCTGTGTAGTCACCTGCATAGGACTATCAAATTCCATGTTTTCAGTTGCTGATAAGGTTAAGAAGGCATCTACATTATCTCTTAAGTGGAAATAGATGCCATCTTTGCCACTATATTTGATTTGCATATTAGAATCCCATAACATTATTCTTCCTCTGGATAGCTTGAACTTAGAAGAATGTCTTCTTGATTCTTGTCAGTAATATCCACCATCTTAGTAGCAATTTGTTTACCATCAAGATTGAAAGTAACATTCAGGGTTTGTTTAGTCTGCATAGGTAAACCAGAAGGTGTCATCATCATTGGTGTCTGGTTAAACTTATTGGCAAAATTATCAATAGATGTTGATAGCTTCTCCATGATAATCTCCCAATTAGATAGACCATTATCAATTAACTTTCTGTTACCTTCAACGTCTTGAGTGTACTGTGCAAACTGGAGTTGACCATTCTCATCAAAGAACATTGGTCTCTTAGGGTTAGTAATATTTGCAACAGCATTTTCAAATGGTTTTGGCAGTGTAACTTCACTGTAGTTTTTAGCAGCATTTGGGTCTGTAGAACCTCTCAGCATTAATGCAGAACCAACAGTACCAAGTGCCATTCTTGTTGCTGTAACTCCACCTGCTGCTGCGGCTGCTTCTCCTGCTGCTGCTGTACCTGCTGCACTAACACCAAGTCTTTGTAAGATTTTACCGAAGATGCCACCACCAACCAAACCACTTAATAGCTTGACTGATTTTGATACTACAGCAACTGCACCACCAATTGTTACAACTGTTCCCAGAAATTCACCAGCACTTTTGATTAGTTTTTGCTGACTACTGTCAAGGTCTTTATACCAAGCTCTTGCATAGTAGTATAATGCAGATGTTCTGTACATAAAGTCTGTTACAAAGTCAAGTAGGTTACTAGCACCTTTTAAGAGGTTCCCAATCACAACACCTAAAGCCTGTGTGCTACCTAAAGAACCTTGTAAGAACATTGCAACAGAGTTAGATAACTGTGAAATACCCTCACTAGAGTTGTTAAACAGTGCTACAAGTGTGTTATCCCACATAGCCTTTGCTTGACCCATTGACGTAGCGGTCTGTTTAGACACGGCGTTCATACCACCTGCTTGTTTGACAAGCTCAGCCATTCTTTCAGATACTTTAGGCAGAACGTCTTGAGCAAGAAGTTTGCCGTCTTGCATCATCTTATCAAGTTCTTGTGGAGTCTTACCAATAGCGTCAGCGAATAATTGTACAGCACCTGCTAAACGGTCACCTAACTGTCCACGAAGTTCTTCAGCCTGAACTTTACCTTTTGATGCCATCTGCTGGAATGCAACCATGATACCTTTCAAGTCTTCATCAGTAGCACCCCTGATACGGGCAAACATTGCAGCATTCTTATAGAACTCTTGAGTACCCTGAAAACCAAGTGTTGGTTGAGCACCAGCAGCAAAGTTTGAATACTGCTTCATGGTATCTGTGTAGTTCTGACCAATTTGGTGTGCGAATGATGCAGCGAACATTCTGGCTTGTTGTGTATCTGCTCCAAAGATAGCTGTAGAAGCTAATTGTGCAGATTGTCTTTTTACACCAGCTTCAATAGTCTTTTGAGATAGCTCCAGTAAAGCATAAGCTGAAACAAATCCACCAACTAATTGACGTAGTGATGAGTTAGCCCTGTCCTGTAGCCAAGCTGCTTCTTTAACTGATTTTAATCTAGCATTTTCTGCAATAACCCAACGTTTGGTTACGTCGATGAGTTTTTTAACTTCCATCTCATACTCACCAACCTTACCAGTACCTTTATATTTGTTATAGATACCTTGTAAGCTTCCTCTGAAAGAGGCTGCCATTTGGTTACCTTGACCACCGATTGTTTCCAGTCTACGGGTTAACCCTGAATAGAAGTTGTTGTTAAACATTCTTTCCATTTGTCTCTGAGCAACATCTACTCTCGGACCTCTGGGTGCTCCACCACCAACAGGAGGGATACTCTGTCCACCTCTTCCTCTACCTGTCTTAATAGTGATTTTACCGTCAACCTTCATAGCATCTCTTAAGGACTTGTTAATACCTTTTGCAGTCTTTTTTGCTTGAGTTTCAAGTTTCTTAAGAGACTTCACACCTTGTGAATCAAGGTTCAAGGAACTGTTGAGTGCTTTATTGATTCTGCCCGAAGCAGACTGAGCATTTTTTACAATCCTATTAAGTGCTTCCTGAGAACTTTTATTAGGCTTCACATCAAAGGCTTTATTAATATTTCTCTCAATACGTTGAGCAGCTTGCATAGACATCTTCTCAACTCTTTGCAAGCCCTTAACAACCTTTTCACTGAAACCAAGTTCCACAATGAAGCTATCAACTGTATATTGTGCCATTACATTTTTCCTGCTCTTCTAAGTTCGTTGTAAGCAATTTCCTCTTTATACGACCTCTGAATTTCAAGAAATTGTCTCAATGATAATAAATCAGAGAATGTCATAGCAAAGAGTTGGTCAAGTGTTTCTTTACACCCTTCCATACCATAAATAGCAAGCACAAATTTCATCTCGTCTGCTTCTTCATAGGTTGCCTCTACAGCAGCATCAGTTAGTGGTGTCTGTAGAGTGTTACCCATGTTTACTGAGAAGTTAGGCTTTTGAAAATGCTTGCTTCGAAAAAACTTCCGAAGTTTGCCTCCAGCGCAAATGCTAAGTAATCAATAAATTCACCATAGTTTGCTTGGAAGTATGTATCAATATTAAGTGGGAAGTCATCAACAGTTGCCCCTTGAAATAACATGGTAGCCATTTCTTCAAGGTTAATTTCTTCAATTCTGTCAAAGCAAGCTTCAACAAGTTCTTTAAACGGAACCATTGGAGCTTCTTTCTTATCTTTATCAGTCAGACTTGATAGCATCTGTGCAAAGGTTGGAACAACAATCTTACCCAACTTCATAGACATCTTAATACCATCTCTTGCCCCAAGCAGAATGATATTTACTTTTTTACCATTAATTACTCTAGATTCTGTTTTCATTGTGATTCCTTAATACTTTAAAAGAAACAAAAAAGGGGAAGACCTTTTAAAGTCTCCCCCTTATAGGATTTATTAAACACTTGACGCTGGAATTGTAGAAGTGTAGTCTAGCTTCTCACAACCAAAAATCCAAGTTTTAGAGTTCTGGTCACGACCAAGTTCAATCTGTGGTAATTCCTGCAACCAAGCATTAATACCAGTTGCCAGAACAGAGCCTGATGGGTCGTAGATTACGAAGTTAGAAGAGATATCTTCTTCAAGTTCCATATTGTCTTGTTTAGCTTGAATTGCAGAAAGCATCTGGTTAGAGAGAGAAGTCTGCATTAACTCAATCTCAATAGTACCTGTCTTGTCTGCATTTCTTGTCAGAGCAACCTGACCACCTGCACCAACAACTGGTGTCACAAGTGGTGATGTTCTCTGTAGACGTAAGAATGAGTCTGGGGCAAAGCCTTCAATGGCAATACCATTCCAGCTACATACAACGTCTTTAGGGGAATATTGCTGATACATAGCCATTCCAATTTACCTCTATTATTCGTAAGCCACTGTACCTTTCAAGTCAACATCCAAGATAGCCCCTGCTAAGATACCTGCGAAGGTAACATCTTTCAGGATACGAGCTTTCTTGTCTGCCAAAGCAACTTGAGAGGCTTTAGGAACATTAACTGTGTAAGATGACAGGAAGTTTCTGTTGACTGCTCTTTGTAGAGAGGTTTCAATGACTTGACGAATACGGGTAATACCAGTATCATCATAAGTAATCTTACCACCCTTCTGGTTAATTAGCAAGTCTCTCAGAGAAGTTTTCAGGTCTGATTCTAACCAGTCAACACCACGGACGATATCAATCCATTCCCCACCAGAAGTAATCCCTCTACGAACCACTGGAACACCACCATCAAGGTCGATAAAGTTACAGTGACGTGCATCTAAAGCTGACTTCTGAATACTTGTCAGAGGTCTCTTATTAGCTGGCTGTAGAGAAGCAGCTACACCAGTTAGCTGAGCATTACCCCAAGCAATTGAACCTGCATCATATGGAGCACCATAAGCAATGTATGCCATTTCTGGATAGTCTTCTGCCGCTGCGTGATGCCACAAGCAAACTGTGCGAGTATACATACCCTTAGCAAGCTGTGCTGGAACATCATTTGCACTGGCTAACTCCGTGCCTTGTAGTGCTGTTACATCGGAGTTGGCTGTAAAGAAGATTTTCTTACGAGCCTGAATCTCAGAAGCCATTGCTAAGACAAACTGTTGAGTTCTGTCTTCCGCTGCAATGAAATACCAGTCAGTAGAATAAGCTTCAATGGCTGCCAGAGCAGTTGATGCTGTATCGGCAGTTGTACCTGCAATATATACAGTCTGTGCTGTGGTTGTTACTTTCACAAAGTCATTATCACCAGCTTTAGTAATAATCATTGTGGCAGAACCAGCACTACCAGTTACGTTCACAGAAACCTTATCTTTGATTGTTGGGTCAGCTTCAATCTGTGTTTTAAACTGTTGCAAAACCACCTCAGCAGTGTCTGAGCTTTGTGCTGTGTACTGGAATGGTTGAGAGATTCCACCACCAACAGCTACAGTAATTGAGTAGTCTGTACTTTCGGAAACGGCATCAGGAATTGATACAGTGTACTGCATAGAACGTCTACCAATATAAAGCTGAGTTACTTTAGGAGTCTGACTCCAAAGTTGTTTAGCAGCCTTATATGCAGCAGTATTCTCATCGAAGTCTTCAGCAACTTCAGTTAAGGAAGTGTAGCCACGAACTCTCTCTTCAAAGTTATCTGTTGAAGCTAAGAATAGTGGCAAACCAAAACCTTCTCTTGTAGTTCCTGCGGTGTTCAATGTAATATCTACATTAACAATTGGATTCCACATTTATTTTACCCCTTTGGAGTCTACATCTAGATGGATAGTATATTCTGGTGGCTCTTGTCCTTCTTCGTAAACCAACTCACCATCAACAATGACACGCTCAATAATACTTCCACGTTCATCTTTCAGGACTGAATTTTTACAAGAGTTACAACAAGAGGTGCAGAATTTTCGAAATCTGTATTGAGATAAGTATAGTCATTAGGGATTGCTCCAGTGTCTAGTACTGTAGCCCCTGTTTCTTCAAGGATTAAATCTCTGACTGAACTCATCTCTAATCGTTGTTTAAGCTCAAGCATAATACTGTGAGCACCTTTACCATTCACCGTAATTAATACTGGAATCTGAAAAGCAATTCTGTAGCAAACTACATCATCCTCAACAAACTTATCAAGAACCCAACCATAAGGTGTTGCAGCATCTTGACAATATACGGTAATAAATGGCTGGTCAGGTTTTAAACCTTTGTCATTTGAGTTATCAGAAGGGTAAGCTCTAATTACGTTTGGCCTATTATTTTTATCACGAGCTAATCTGTGACCAATAACATCCACTAAGGTTCTAACTAGACCTTTTTCAAGTTCTGCTGTTTCTAACTGCATTCATTTTATCCCTTCTAATAATGATATATTCATAATGGGACGTATGGGCTAATTGCTGTGACCAATCCATAGTCATAAATACTTCATACTCATGACCATCAATCATAACAATGTCAGACTCATTCCACTCTACATCATCTGAAGTCCTAAGCTTATATGTGGTATACAGGATTCTTGTATCAGTAAGTCTAATACCTTCCGGTAAAGCAATCTGTGTACCATTCTTTACAGAACCTTTGATATATGGCTGGATATTACCTTTACAGTTAACCTCTACAATATCTTGTGAAGCTACCCAATCACCATCATCGTTATAATAACCGTCTTCAGAGACTTTACGCTTTACTACAAAGCTGTGTCTGTTTAAGAGTCTCATTTCTTAATACCCTTCTTAGTAGAAATTTTATAAGCAAGGTTATCTCTTAAGTCACCTGTCTCAACAAGAGGTGCATTAAAGCCTTTTTTCTTGACTGTGGAAGGTGCGTTAGGAGGGAGGATAGCAGAATTACCAAAACCCTTTTTAATTGCCTTTTGAGCATTCTTTGCAAATGCTTCTAAGGTATTTGAAGGGTCTGTGTTGAGACTGCTAAGTTGCTTATATAGATTCTTCTTAGTCTGCTCTAACAAGGTCTGTTTGTTTAGCATCATAGTGATTTCAAACAACCTACGATATACTTTACCAGAAGCTGAAGGGACTCCAATAACTTCTTGTAAATACATTAAAGCAGGATAAGAAAAACCAGAGCTATGTTGACCTTGTTCTTGAAAATACCCAACTTGAGCATTAGCCGTTTGCAAGTTCTTCATAGCCCCGACTAATTTTGCTCTAGCGGGGTGAATAACCCTTTTAACCATTATTCATCTCGCTCGATAATAAATACGCCATTAACACGGTTGCAGTAATCTCTGCCCTCGTATCTGGCAGCATCACCATATTCTGTGTATTTCTTGACAGAGCAAGGATTCTGACGACGCATGTCAATATCACACTGATTAATACCACCTGCATAGGGTAGTCCTGAAACAGAGCTTTTAACAAGGTCGTCATAAACAGCTTTCAGAGATTTGAATCTGGAAGAGTTACGTAAATAAACACCACCAACCTTCTCATCTCCCATCTTGGCTACTTGAAAGAGTAAATATTTAAGAGCTTTGATGGCTGCTTTCTTTTCATCCTTTCCAGATTCTAGATAGAACCACTCTAGCACAGACTGCTCAATAAGAATTTCATCATTATTAGTGTCTGTGCAGAGGATTCTTACTCTATCAAGAGGGTTATTGGCTGGGTCGCCTGTATAACACATTCATAACCCTCCTTAAGAATATTAGTCTTTGGCGTCAGCACGAACATCTACCAGCAACTGAGGACGAGTACAGTATGGCAGCATGTAAGAGTGAGCTTCGAAGTCAATACCTTCGTCACGGTCTTTTTCGTATTCGAATACGTACAGTTCCTGACCAAGTGTATTTGCATAACCCATCTTAGGGCATGGACCATATGCCACTTCGAAGATGTTGTTTGCTTCACCCAGCATAGAAACGTTAGGGAAGGCATGACCAACACCAACAGTTGCTGCTGCACCATCAATGCTAACCAGAGTGTGAACCTTACCACGCTTGTCTTTGAACTTACCGTTGTACTGGACAAACTTAACACCACCGTAGTAGAAGGTGTTCATATGAGCCTGAACGCCGTCAGTACCACCAGTTCTCAGAGAACCAGTAATCTGTTGCCAAGCCAGCGGAGTCTGCTGTGCAAGATAAGCATCACGAATCTTAGGATGCTTAGTCAGTTTGCTGAAGAATACACGGTCAACAACTACGTGAATCTCTTCACCGTTGATTACAGTGCCAGTCTTAGCTTCGTCTTCCATGTGCATACGCAGTTCTTCAATAGAAGCGTCGATGTCAGCATTAGGGTTGTCAAGGTCGAAGTAAATAGTCTTCTTCTCAACATCGAACTGCTTGTACAGGTCAGCGTACAGAGTACCACGAGCATCAACAACTTTACCCTTCAGAGCTTGCATAAACAGGAACTCACGAGTAATATCGAACTTGGTACGAATCTTCATCAGCTTCTTAGCACGTACTACAGCTTCAGTAGTCAGTTCGTTTGCAGTGCCTGGCTGACGTACACCCTGAATCTCATCAGGAGTAATGCTTTCAACTTCTTTGAAGTACATCATTGGGAAGCTGATTTGACGAACACGCTCAGGTGCGCTAGTCTCTGCTTTACGGCTATCACGGTCTACCGCATCAAGCAAGCTAACATCCCAATCAGTCAAGTCCATCAGGAAAGTAGTTTGGGTGATTGGTGCTGAACGGAACAGACCTAAGTTGGAAATATACCCATAAGTATTTGGGATAGACTGGACTTCACCAGTCAGGTCAGCAAGGAAAAATCTGCTTTTTTCAGAATTAGTCAACATTGTAAAATTCTCCAGAATGTCTTATTATTGTTATTACAGGCCAGTTGGTACGAAATCAATACCTTTAGCAGCCAGAGCTGCCTTAACACTATCAGCATTAACACTTGCTTCAAGAGTAAGCATGTCTTTCAGTTCTGCATCGCGGTAGATACCTACCACTTTCAACTGACCATGATAAGACAGTTGTGAGTCTGCGTAGAAGTTAACGATACATACAGAGTCAGCCTGAGCTTCTTCCCCTGCTGCAACTTTAGTACCGTCTGCTTTCAGAACTTCACCTACACGGTATTCTGTTGAAGCAACTGGAGTGTACTCTTTACGAGAGTGACCTGTTGGGGTAATCTGTTCCCAAAGAATGATATCATTCAGAGGTTCTCTTTTACCTAACTTAGTAAAACCTTGATATGCCATTATTGTGTTCCTTATTTGATAAGAGATTTTAGAGCATTCTGGAGAGCCAGTTTGCGTTGTTCAGCGGTGTCTTCGGAAGCATTCTTAGCTGGTTCTTTTTCTTCTTCAACCAAATCAGCTTCGCCGTCATTACCCATTTCTTCCATAGCGTTGGAATGTTCAAGAACAGCACCAGCAGTTTCTTTCAGCTTGGTAATTTCTGATTCTTTTTCTTCCATTGCAGAAGCATGGGACGCGATAGTTTCATTAAGTTTCTGGTTAGCACCTTCCATAGCATTCATAAACAGAACACTCAGAGGGTTATCAAGACCAGCACCTAAAATAGTCGTTGCAGCTTCTTTTGCATCAAATCCAAAAGCTTCAGCAGAAGCAGAAATCTTATTAGTCAAATCTGACAAAGCAGCTTCCTGTTCTTTAGCTTTCATTTGAGCAACCTGAAGACGCAAAGCTTCTAGTTCTTGCTTTTCTTGTTCAGTCATTTCTTCACCTGAATTGTTAACGTTTAAACTTACAGGAGCCTCTTCAGAACCTTGTAAGTAATTTAAGAAATCATCTTGAGACATGATTGAGTTAATTAAACCAAGTTCAAGAGCTTCCTGAGCAGAATAAACATTCGCCTCAGTATTCTTTACAGCTTCTTCAGAGAGATTACGAGATTCAGCTACAAAACCTGTGAAGGTTGCGTAGGTATCATTAATCCTCTTTTGAAGTCTTTCTTTGCTTTCTTCTGAAAGTGCTTGGAATGGTGAACCCATACCTTTAAACTCACCAGCTTTAATGACGTTAATTGTTACGCCATTCTTTTCAAATGCCTTAGTTAATTCCTGATGAACCATGATTACACCGATAGAACCAACATCTGCATCTGGTGATGCAATAATTTCTTCAGCAGAAGATGCAAGAGCATATGCAGCGGAACAAGCGAACTCATCTACATAAGCAATAATTTTCTTTTGGCCTCTTGAAGCCATGATGTGACGTGCTAATTCAAAGCAACCTGAAGCTTCACCACCACCAGAATCAATATGCAGAACAATAGTCTTAATTGACTCATCTGCTAAAGCTTCGTCAAAGCCTCTACGTAAACCTTCATAAGAGCTTAGACCACCTGTACACATTGCATCAATGAATGTCATACGATGAGTTAAACCACCCATAATAGGGATAATAGCAATGTCATCTTTTACTTTTAAAAGACTTCTTGCTTCACCTTTGGGTTTATCAAAGTTTACTGCTGCTTGGACATCACCCAGCAATCTGTTATTCACATAAGTTGCTGCTGAGTGAGCTAATGATTCAGTGGCTAGTAAAGGTTGGTTGAATAATCTATCAGCAAGTCTGAAGATATTCGAACTCATTTTTACTCACCCTATTTGTTTAAATCTACAGAGACTGAAGAGATAACATAGATACCTTCTTCAGCAAAGAATTGAGGTTTGCTAAGAGCACCAGTTGCCACGCATTTATCGTTAGCATCCCACAAGCTATAGTGTGAGACCGTTGCAGAAGCTGGAACAGTAATGTTAACTGTATCTTCTGAGGCAATTAAGCCATTATCCGGTTCAGAAAAATAAATAGCCACTGGCTGAGTAACCTTATTTGCTGTAGGGTCTGCCGTTGGGTCTACATTGTGTAAAATAATAGTCGTTGGGGTTAGCGTGGCGAGGATTTTATTCTTACCATCAATAGTTAATGTTCCCATTAATTAAACCTTACTTTTTGTTTAAGGACTGTTGAATGGTTACCAGATTCATCTACCACATTTACAATCATATCATATACTTTACCTTTGACAAGTACTTTGTAATCATTTTGTGAAAAAATGTATTCAAGTCTGTTTGTTTCTTTATTAACTGTCATTGGAGATTGAAATGCAGTATCGAGGATAATGAAAGCGGCTTCAATGCTATTAACATTGATACGTTTATTCTCGCAGTTATATAACTTTACACCCAAAAGGCATGAACTGTCAAATGGAATTTTAACAATTTCACTACAATTTCCTAAAATAAACGGTTTTCCACTCATTGGTGCATCAAGTAACCTACAAATAGTGAAAACGTCAGAGGTTCCACCATCACTTACATAACCTGAAAGGCTGACCCTTGAGCCAGCCTCTACAGATAATTTGTCAGTGACGATAAGAACACCTCTATACGAATGCACTCGTGTAGCATTTGAAATAGAGATAACTTCAGCCATTATTTATTTGCCTTATTTGCTGTGCTTGGGTCTTTCGCTGAAGGTGTCTTTGCAGTACCTTCTCCAGCGGTCTTATAACCATCTCCTGAACGGCTTTGGCTATTTGGAGAAAGCTTTTCAGATACTGGTTGAGACTCATCAGCAGGAGGAAGACCAATATGCTCTCTAAGCTTGTTAGATAGCTCTTTGTCAACTTCCAAAGCACCTACTGCAACAGTCTTCTGAATATAAGAACCAATTGCTTCAAGGTCTGGAGTTTCGATATCATCATATGTGATTTGTACATGTTCTTCATCATCCCACATATTAAGAGCATAAGTCTGTGCAACTAAGTCACGGTTAATTACGTTCTTAATTTGCTTCAGCAGAATATCTACTGACATCGCTAATAAGCTTGTCTTAGAATCTGCAAGAGAGAATGAACCGTATTTTGACTGACCCATAGCAAGAACATCTGACATAAATGCCATCATAATCTGCTTGGAATACCTGTCAATAATAGAACCTGTATCGTATGCTTTAGCACCCTGTCTAGAAACTAATGAGAACTCGAAAATATCCTCTTTAGTATCTGGGTCGATATATCTAGGCCAGATTAAACCTGCTCTGTCATTAGCAATCATATCGTTGACAACAGTTTTGCAGTATTGTACGAAAGCTTTCTTTTCAGGTTCTGCATTTTCATCCAGATAATCTGGTGGTAAACCAATCTTTGGCATACCTACTAAGTCTCTTGAAACACCAACAGCTTCATACTCTTCAATCTGTACTTTATACTTCCACGGTACATAAGCATTAAGTAATGGTGAACGACCTTCTGGGTTACCATACTCATCATCATACTTAAACAGCATGAATTTAGCTCGTGGGAGTTTTCTTGTTAGTGGTCTTTCTCCAAGATTAATTGCTCCAGCAATATGTGAAACATTTCTTAGATTTTGTCTGACACCAGTAACTTTTCTAAAGTCTTCGTCAAAATACCACTTATCAAGCGTTGATTGATTTCTGATTGGTAATTTAGCCCACCCAATTAGACCGTCATCAAATTTTGACTGGTACTTTCCTTTTTTACCCTGTCGCTTCTTATAAACTTTCTCGTTAACACAGAACCCATAAGTGCAGAATGACATTACAGAATTAATAAAATCTGCCCAATCATGCTCCATGTCATCCATTAAAGAATTAAAGAAGTCTGCTCTTTCAAGCATTTTAGGGTCTTGCTCTTTTCCCTTTGGAGGTACAAATCTCCAGTTAACTTTTCTAACAAACATCTTAATAATATTTACAGATGCTGCTACAGCAGGGTCACGCATCATTAATTGGAAAGTTTTAATACTTTCAGGGAACCTTAGTGCCTGACGAGGTTCTTCATAGATTCTTCCATTCTTAACCTTCAGACCCAAAGAACCTACTTCACCCATTCTAAATGGTGGTAAGCTTTCTTGTGTTTCTGTAATTTCTGCCATTCTTCTCACCTAGCTATCAACGTCTAAGCCCCTCATATGGGTTTCCTCTCACTAAGTCTGTGTGAGCACCCATTGATGGTGGCTTGAATAATTTAACTTCGTTAAGACTGTTGAAAGCATCACTGGTAGCATCCACTTGGTCATCTTTAGTTTTACCATCACCACAAAAACCTTCAAGTTCTTGAAAGTAAGCTTCGTTCCAACTACCTCTCAAGACTTTTACAAGTCCAGCTTCAGAAGCAGCAGAAAATCCCGCAAAGCGGGTAACTTTATCTTTATTTGTTGGTTTAGCTCTTGCGCGATAACCTTTCTCGGCAAGTTTCCTGATGAGGGATGTTGCATAGGATTTACCAGCAGCGCCTGGGTCTTGAGGGATAAAAATACCAGTTCGCTTACCGTCACTTTCAGCAGTCAAATTAATTTGTGTTTCGACTCCAGAGGGTCTATCTCTAAATCTTACTACATCAATGATATAATAGCAACCGTCTTTTTTAGATTTACCCATCTTAACACCCGCTGTCCAGTCTGGGTTAGGGTTAATTTCAGATGGTAAAGTCGCTGCTAAGTCCCATGCTCTGACATCAAACACATCTTCTGGGAGTGAATCAACAATCTCACACCATTGTCTTTGCCAATAGTTTGAACCTTCTGCACGAGCCTTCCAGTTACCGAAACGAAGTCTTGCAACGTTTACAGGTGTGTTGTTTTCCAACTTACCACGATATTTAGGTTCTAAGAAGTCAAGAATTGGGTTATCATCAATCGTACCAGAGATGAAGGTGTATGTCTGAGGAATCTCAAGAGGAAACATTTCAAGAATCTTGTCTCTCTCCCAATCAGAAACCATCACACCATCATTCATAACATACCAACGAATACGACCACATTTCTCAGGGTCTGGGTAACCTTCTTCATCTAAGAATGGCTCTACCCAATCATAAATGAAGTGGTCTCTGTCTGGGTTCATGGAAATCTTCATGTATGAATCACCTTCAGCACCAGAACGTAGACGGGTCTGTAGGTATGAAATCTGTGAGGCAGAGAAGTGTGTACCTTCGTCAAAGTAGATAGCTGAGTATTCAATACCCTGATGACCTTCAGCGTGTTTTTCAAGTTCTAAATAAGTAAACTTGATAGTTGCCCCAGAAGGGAATGTGATAGTCATCTTCTGCTCGTGAGGAACCCCACCAAACTTACCAAATAGTTTCTTTGCAGCAGGCCATAAACCACCTTGTAGCTGTGTTGTATTTCGACGGAAATATACAGCATTATAGTTAGGGTCTTCAATAAATCTTAAAGAGTCCATTAACAATGCAGCAGTTTTACCAGCACCAGCAGCACCACCATATAAAACCAAGTCAGCATTAGTATTTAAAAACACCTCTTGAGAACCCGGCTGAGGGGCTACATAGTTCTTATCAGTCATCAATTTGAAGATAAGTCTAACTTGGTCTGGTGTGTATCTTAATAAAGTCAGAATTTGAGTTGGAAGGAATTTAGAGGGGTCTTTACCGAATGATTTGATAATTTCTTTTACTTCATCAGAAAGCCCCAACTCTCCAGCTAGGACTTTCCTAACATCTTCCACTCGCTTCTGCTTAACAGCATTTAAGTCCATTAAGCACCTCCGCAAATAGAATTATTCAGAGTCTGTAGCAGTCTCTTCTTTCTTAACTTCGAACTTTGCATCAACAGCATCAAGAAGTGCATCCATAGATGCCTCTTTGATATCAATACCTGTTGCTACAGATAATCTGTCTGCAATTGCCATGATAGTGTTCTGCATAAATTCCAGCTTTTTGTTAGCTTCATAAAGTTCTTTATAAACGTTCTCACTCATTATGTTTTCTCCAAATAATTAATATTGTTTCCCCTTAAAAAAGACGGCACAGAGACCGTCAAGGAGAAACCACAATGTACGTCAGAGACATACTGTATAAGTCTTCCTATAAAGTATAACTCTGTAAAAAAGCCCTGTCTAAAAATACTCTTCGGTAGCGAAAGGAAGAATACTTATAGCAGGGCATTATTATTATTTTAATTGAGAGAGAGTAAAATAACTTGGAGAATCCGAAGGGACTCGAACCCTTATAAACCTGTTTTGCAGACAGGCACATAGCCATTTCTGTCACGGATTCAAATTGGAGGAAGATACCAGACTTGAACTGGTACACCGATTTCTCAGCTACTGGCAGTTTAGCAAACTGCTCCCTTACCTTTTAGGGTTAATCTTCCATTATTTCTGTAATGCGTTCTTCATTTCTGGTGTTGCAATAGTATCAATCACACCAGTTTTACAAGCATCATCAAACCAGTCTGGTAAGATACCTGCTAAGAACCCATTGATATTTGTTTTAAGGTACTCTGCAATAAGGGCAGCTTCTTCTTCAATCATCTGCACAACTTCATCTGCATAAGCTGTAATCTTTGAGATACCTTCATTAATCTTACTAACAGCTTGGTTAGCTAAATCAGAAACAGTATCAAGACCTTTATCAATAGCATCTTGTAAGTCACTTAATACATCATTAACACCGTCTAGTGCACTGTTAATTGTGTCAATAGCTTTTTGACCATACTCTGTAGCAACACCCATAATACCACTGAATGGTGTACAACCAACTTGTTCTCCTACTGCACCCATAACATTGGAGTATCCCTTTGCTACCTGCATACGTGATGAAAACTCATCAATAGACTTTTGACCGTAGTCTGTTAGGGTCTTAGTAGTTGCTGTAGTGCTTGTAAGGCTTGTTGTAAAGCTGTTTAAAAGGACTGTTGTAAGTCCAGCAGCAACAAGTTTCTCCTTCATTGTAGGGTCTGTTACAGAACTAATAGAGCTTACAAGTGATGTAGAAGCAGCTACGGTTCCACCGAGAACTGCTGCACCAGTAATAAGCGGGTTAGAGAACCCTTTACCGGTTTTTAAGAGATTAAAAATCTCCTTACCTTGTTCTGTCATCTCTTTCATTAAGCACCTTTGAAATTGGTAGTCCAGTGGGATTTGAACCCTCTTCTCATGTTTTTCAGACACGCGCTTTAACCATATAAGCTACTTGGACTATAAATTGGGGTGACCTACGGGATTTGAACCCGTATAGACCATGTTCACAGCATGGGTCATTACCTTTTATGATAAGGCCACATTTAAGGACTCTCGTAAGAACCCTTAGAAGTGGCAGCGGCATAAGGATTTGAACCTTAATAGGACAGCTTCAGAGACTGTTGCATTGCCAGTTATGCTATACCGCTAAATTTGGTACTCCATATCGGATTCGAACCGATACATAACACAGATTTTAAGTCTGGCCTCTCTGCCAATTGGAGTAATGGAGCATTGGCGGGGGATGTTGGAATTGAACCAACTTCTTCGATTTCAAAGACCGAGGTTTTAACCTTGTAAACTAATCCCCTTTAAATCTTTATTTTCTTAGTGGATGAATAAAGAATGCCAACATAACTCTTTCCCTTGAGAATGCTCTTTCTTCTGGGACAACACTTTTTAGTTTCCACCCAACATAAATTCTCCAGTAGAATTGTTTACCAAAGACTTTAATAGATGGGATAAAAGCAAATAATCCCCAAGCATTACTGTTCCACATTAGGAGATAACCTGTCTGATTATCTTCAGGGTTAGAACTTACGTTGATATTACCTTTCCACTTAGTAACATCTTTTACATCTCTTCCTAATACATGGTAAGAGAAGTTATAAGCTTTGTTTCTCCAGAGCCATCCAACTCTCTGCATATAAACACCGAGCTTACCAATCTTTCTAATCTTAGCCCATCTTTTAACGTGGCCTTCATCACCATCAATCGGGTTGTCATAGGTCTCCATCCATCTAAATCCGAAAGGTAAGTGGCCTTTCTTCTCACTGTAGAATGGAACTACGAAAGGTGCTAAGATAACTGCTAAGATTGCTGCAAATGGCTCTAACAAAGCTAAGAAAATCCATGAAGCATACTTCAAATATCTCATCTAAATAGCCTCTTTAAATTGGCGCAGGATAAGGGATTCGAACCCCTATTAACAGCTTCGTAGACTGTTGCTCTTTCCATTTGAACTAATCCTGCAAAATTGGTGTTCCAAGACGGATTCGAACCGTCACTAATACAAGGTTTGAGCTTGCATCCTCTGCCAATTGGGATACTGGAACATGGTACTCACTAAAGGGCTTGAACCTTTTTCTTCATCTTGTAAGGGTGATGTTTTACCATATAAACTAAGCGAGTATGAAAGAGGTCTGGAGTTGTGCCGCTAACTCAACTCCGTGGAATTTGTTACGGTCTTCAGTTGACTCAAAGCGGTCTTTCACTTGACCTCTGAATTGGTGCTGCTCACAGGACTCGAACCTGCATTTCCATCCTTACAAGGGATGTGTAATAGCCAATTATACGAAAGCAGCATTGTTTGGAGCATCCAGAGGGAATCGAACCCTCAACCTCAGTTTGGAAGACTGTAATTTTCCCGTTTAAACTATGGATGCACTAATTGGTGGAGAAGCAGGGAATTGAACCCTGTACTTAAGTTTGCAAAACTTATGTTTTAACCATGTAAACTACATCCCCATTGTTTGGTACAGGTGGAGGGAATTGAACCCATCGTCTTACTGATTAAGAGTCAGCCGCATAACCATTTTGCTACACCTGCATTAATTTGGTAGGAGACAAGGGATTCGAACCCTCAAACATCTCGTTCTAAGCGAGATAGGTTTACCAATTACCGTCAATCTCCCATTAAGTCTTTTTAGAGAACTTCTAAGAACCTAAGCAACAAGGTTCCACAACAAGCTGTAATAACCTTAGAAGCCCTCTAAAAAGACCTAAAAAGGTCTTTGCATAGTCTTGTTTAATCCGGTGACTAGAACCTTTGGAGAGCTTGATATTATCTCTTCTCCGTGACACCTACTAGGTGCTTTATCAGTGCGTACAACAATACACGCGGTATACCAAAGCAACATCCGAATGAAGCTTGGCTTTAAATCTTATTAGGCGGTAAGTAAAGGAGTCGAACCCTCACCGTATCTCTACAGTGGCAACTGTTTTCAAGACAGTTTGGCTACCATTAGCCGCTACCTACCCCTAATAAGACTTTGGCATGGGACGGAGGAGTTGAACCCCTTTGAAACGGTGTTGGAAGCCGTTGCTCATGCCTTAGAGTCTTAACATCGTCCCACACTATAATTCGAAGCTTACCGTATTATCTCAACACTGTAAAGCCCCTTCTCAGATTATTTACATGTTCTGGAAAACATGAGATACAGACCACCTCCCTACAGGAAGACCCGCTAAGACCGTCTAAGTAATCTGCTAACTATTTGGTCGAGGCGGCAGGACTCGAACCCGCATACTCCACTTACTCGGTTAACGGCGGTTTAGAAGACCGCTGAGATACGCCCCGTAATTATCTTTAAAGACTCTCTTAGAAAGCCCTTAAAGATGCCCACCTTATTAATCATACCGTGGGCGAGTACGCCAAATTCTTTGATGAGGGATTGGAAGACCTCACTGGTGTTTAGCCTATCAAGCTACTGCCAGAAAAACATTGTCGTTTGCATTTATTTTAAATTTGCAAAATAGACGCTACGCAACGAAAACTAAGGTTACTATAAAGTAGTCACATCTCAATGTCAACAACTTTATTGAAATTGGTACTGGTAGGTGGAATCGAACCACCGATGTTCCCTTATCAGGGGAGTGTTATAACCTTCTTAACTATACCAGCTTGGAGGTTCAGATGGGAATCGAACCCACATTCATAGGGCTTATGAGACCCCTGCATTACCTTATCTGCGACTGAACCATATTGGTAGAAGTGGAGGGATTCGAACCCATCGCCTGTCAGATTAAAAGTCTGCCGCATCACCATTCTGCTACACTTCCATTAAAATTATCTTTGTAGATAAGCTACCCAGACTTGCTTAAGGTCTGTAGCGATGTGCCTTGTTGGGTTTAAATCTAGAATTTACCCTTTCACCCTTTGTGGTCGCATACTCACAGGTAAGCTTAATAACTTATCTACAAAGATAATTACCAGACCGTTGTTTATCATCTTAAGTGCTACCATTACACCAACTCGACATCTGCCGAGTGAAGGAATCGAACCTTCGCCTTTTCTTTACCGGAGAAATAGATTGTTTAAGTTTTGCTGTAAACGGTCTTCTGTAAATTTGTTGAGCCAGACCAAGTTTTAAATTTTTTCAAAATTAAATTGGCTTGAAAATATCATACGTACTTGCTGAATTTGGTCTTCTGCTCCTTTAAAGAATACTCGTAAGAACTCTTTAAGGGAGGGGCTAAATAGCCCTCTCAAAACATCATCTTGGAATACTTATTATAATTTGGCGGTTACGAAGGGATTTGAACCCTCATCATCTCCCGTGACAGGGGAGTATTTTAACCAGATTAAACTACATAACCTTTATTTGGTGTGCCGTGTAGGAGTCGAACCTACCGAGTCTCAATGACAAGGGATTTACAGTCCCCACCGCTACCATCTACGGGATAACGACACATTTAAATTTGGCGGTTAGTCAGGGATTCGAACCCTGTGCCATTCGCTTAACAGGCGACCGCACATACCTTATGTGCTTCCTAACCTTAATACATTGCCAGACCGTGTTTTTTCTTTTATCCGCAAAAAGTAGTTTATTGCTGCATACGGTCTTCTGCAAAATTGGAGGCGGGTGCAGGAGTCGAACCTGCCGATACCATGCTAATGAGACATGTGAGACGCCCTTTCTCTATACCCGCAATTCTTAATGACCAGACCAAATCTCTTCTTTGTCCGATTTCGTGTCAGATGAATAAGATTAAGTTTGCTGTAATTGGTCTTCTGTCAAAACTGGCGTTCCAGAAGGGATTTGAACCCTCAAATATCCACTTTGAAAGAGTGGTGACTTTACCATTTTGTCTACTGGAACATTAATTTGGTCTCTGTTGGAGGACTTGAACCTCCGGCCTTACCGCCCCAAACGGAACGCTCTACCAAGCTGAGCTAAACAGAGATAAACTTTTCAAACTCTATGTAACCACTTTAACATTATTTTTTAGTGGTTGTCAAGAACTTTTTTAAAATATTTTTCAGTATCTTAGAAAAGCTCTCATTTTGTTTCTATGTAGAACATATTAAAGGGTATCAAACACATTGTCAATACCCTTTTTAAAACTTTTTACCAGATATAACGGTCAATCATTACTGCTTTGAGCATTACGCTGATTGGGTCAAACTTCTCACCACCAAGCAGAGCTTTTAAAGTGGCTGGAGAGAACCCTGATACCATTGCTACACCATTATCCTTAACAGATACTTCGCAAGTACCATTACGGTTTGCTAAGTACCAGAATACCAGTTGTGGCATCTCATATCCAGCTTTTTTGTACTTACTCTGAATTGCTTCAAAGTTTGTACGACCGTTAGCTCCATCAACCTGATTGAACTCCATATCAGAGAAGATAATAAGCTTACTTGGCATATCTTTCTGAGTCAAGTTGTTTCTCTTGCCTATTTCAAGAATACGGTCAAAAGCTGCTTGTAAGTTAGTTGAGCCATATTCAACATGACGCATTATCTGACGATGACGGTTTCGTAAATCACCACTCAATTCGATGAAATGAGGGTTTGTTGAATAAACCATTAACTCATTCTTAAAACAACCTGTATTGCGTTCTGCTACATACAAGGCAAGGGATACACCAATATCAAGGGCAGTGATTGAACCAAGATTCACCCAAGACATTGAGCTTGAAACATCAGTCATACACAGGATGTTTTCACCTTCTACCATCCAGTTTGGTAGTGCTTTCCACTGCTCATTAGCAACATCTGCATTACCATACTTGATAGATTTAATCACATCGTATGGGTAAACAGCACCAGCGTTAATCTTGGCCTCACCTTTTGAGAGTGACTCGATGTAAGCTTTGTAGCGTTCTCCATCTTTACGGTTAAAGAGTTTTTGGTAACGTGCAGCAGCAAGTGAAGGAATCTTACTGTAGTCAATCTTACCAAACTCATTAGCAGAGATTTTTTGTTCAACTGTATCAGATAGTGCAGACAACAGTGTGCGGTACTCTTTCTCACTCAAGTTTGCAAACTTGCAGAAACGTTTTACAAACTGCTTATGACGTGGTTTGACTCGTGGTAACCACTTAGCTGCCAAACCTGCTGTTGCAGGGTCTAGTAATGCTGCTTCTAAATGTTTGAAGGCATCTGTCTCGAAACGAGTACCCACGAAGATTTTGAAGTCATCAAAACGACCAAGCTCTGCAATCTTATCCATAATGCGAAGAACCTGCGTAGGCTCTAAAACTTTATCTTCAATCGCTTGAAGTAAAACAGTTCGGAAAGCTTTACGCTCACCCATACCTTCTCGTACATCTCGCATATGAAGCAAAATACGAACTGCAACATCAACATCCTCACGCAAAGCTTTGTAGAACAGGTCTGGTAAGATTCCTACATTGCTACGGCTAGAACCAGCAGCTTTGTAAAAGTCTACAAGAGCAGACATTGATGAAGTATGGTTTACAGCACCATTTTCAGTTCGACCTGCATGAAGGTGCGCATGTTTAAATAATTCGCTCATATTTTACTCTCTTCTCTCATTTGTTGTTTGATGTGACAGACTTTAGAGCAACTTTGTAGAGTCTGTCAACACCTTTTAAAATTATTTTTTGAGAGTCGCTACAGCAGAGAACGTTGGTTTGTTATCTGTCTGTTGTTGACCACCATTATCAGGAGTCTTCTTAGTGTCTGCTGCAAGTGCTTTCATCTCACCTGCTGAGTGAGTAAAGATAGTTTTACCGACCTCAATCATACTCTTGATGGTTACGTCATCTGTGTTTAACCCGAACTCTGCAAGCTTAGCCGCGTCCCTTGTAACAATCGCCTCAAACAGCTTTGCAGCGAACTCAGCAGAATTATCAATGGTCAGTTGAGCTTTTACGAGTGAGCTTTTGTTACGAGAGCCTTTTGGTCTTCCAGATGGGTTTCCAGACTGGCCTTTTTTAAACTGGCCTTTGTTTGTTCTGTTTTTCATTGGTATGCCTCTTATAAGACCTCTTAAAAGGCTTTTAAGATAAAAGATAGATATCCAGAAAGATATCTGTTTAAATAGCCTTTTTAGAGGAACCTTTTAAGTTATCTTCTAAGTATTTATAAGCCTACACCTTGTCAAGTCCTTTGTCAACAACTTTTTTAACTTGCAATAGTTCTTGACTTGTTGTATGGATTACTGTACCATCTTACTTAAAGCTGTAGGTCTGCCTTGTTCTACAAAGGAGACTTAATGAGAAAATCAAATAAACCGAAGAAAGGTAAGAATACCAATCACTGTAAGGAATCAAAAAGGGTAGAATTAATCTACTATTCGTCCTCTGAAATTGGTCTGTACCTGTTCTTTCAAAATTACAGAAGACAAGAGGATTATCTATGTGTAGTTCCCAATTAGAAATCGCAGATATTATAGATTTATATCAAACTGCAAAGAGTCATGGCTATATAACCTCAATTGGAAAGAATAGTCACTATGATGCTTTGACTGGAATGTATTTCAGGGCAATGGCTCAATCTAGTGAACAACACTTAGTGGTTTCTTCCAGTGAGTTTACTTCGTTTCTCTATTGCAGCAAAATTATAAACCGCAGGAGAACTGAAAAATGTTAACAGTAAGTTTTAATTACAATAGTGATGGCTCTGTATCAATTAATTCACCGTATGCAAATGACCTATTAAAAGAATTAGTTAATCAGTGCGATAGAGGTCTTCACTATGTTCCAAATTCTTTCAAGCAGAAGACTATTGCCAATAACCTAATGCGTGTGACGGTTACAACATCAAATCCAAATTATGACTTTGATAGTGAAAGTCCGTACTCATTAGTTGCGCTTGGAGAGAGCAGCCAATTCAAACTTGTTTGCCACGACTCAGAAACATTCCTTAAGGTATTTTCCAACCTTATCCATAATAATAAGTACAGCTACGTTGATGGTAGTGTAAATTTCTATCCAGCAAACTATACATGCTTGTTGGTTGATAATATTAGGAAAAGTAAGCAAGAACCTACAGAAATTTCATTTGATGTGAACTCTAGTCCAGACGCAGAAACAAGTAAGAACTTTGATATGAGTTACGCATTGTCACTCAGTAAGAAATCCGAGTTCATTGATTATGTCAATGGATTTGGTTTTAAGTTTGATGAGAGTATGAATCTTAAAAAACTTAAGAACCTACTTAAGACTAAAGCTTAAGTGTGAATAGGGGCTGATGCCCCTTTAATTATTTATAAGGATATTTAATGAAAGCTAAGAGTGCAAAAGACTTTTATTGCTTCCTACAATCCTATATCAATTCCGTGCAAAATGGTGAAAGGTACAACCTTAATGATGTTATCCCAACACCTTTGACATGGAGACTCAGTAAATGGCCTGAAGAAGATATTACACCAACAAGCGAACAACGCACCTACAAACCTGAAATCAATATTCCAGATTCTGAGAATCTATTATATCCAATGTTCCATATTGTTGGTCTTGGAAGATTCCTTATGGATATCCAGTATGTAATTGGTAAAGGTTATAAGGTTAAAGGTATTGTTGTTGGTGATGTATCTCCGCATCACAAAGGCTATTTTAGACTAAACGCACATTTAGAGGCTAAAAAGAAATGATTAAAGCAAAGACTTACCCAGACTTCAAAGAGTTTGTGAAGGGCTTCATTGCAAATGTAAAAGCTGGTAAGAGATATGACTTTAGAACATATCAAGAGGCTATTTTACCACTCACCTATAGCTCGTATTGGCCTGAAGCTGATATTGCAGAAGTTAAGAAGTTTGACTACAAACCAGACTACAAAGTTCCTTTTAGTGATGAACTCCTTTACAGTGTTGGTGCACAGATGAGAACTGCTGATTTCTTCATGGATTTGCAGTATGCAATCATCAATGGTAAAGATGTTGACACAATTTACTGTGAATGGTTGGCAAGAGTTAAGCCGTTCTCAATGTTGAATGCTAAGTTGAAGGATGCTATTAAGCCACCAGCAATTACTCAGCAACCAACAGGTCAAACAGTCAATGAGGGTGGCACACTTACTCTAAGCATTCTAGCAACTAACGCCACTGGATATCAGTGGAAGAAGGATGGTGAGGATATCCCTAGTGCCAATTCTGCAACTTACACAAAACAGTCAGTAGCACCTTCTGACGCTGGTTCATACACTTGTGTTGTCTCTGGAGAGGGTGGAACAAGTGTTACCTCAGATGCAGCAACAGTGACTGTGAACGCACTGCCTGTGATTACACAGCAACCTTCTAGCCATACCATTAATGAAGGTGGAAACATCAGTCTATCAGTGACTGCAACAGGTGCAACAGGTTACCAGTGGAAGAAAGATGGCTCTGACATCCCTTCAGCTACAAACGCTACCTATAGCAAGTCTGGTGCACTGCCAGCAGATGCAGGTTCATACACTTGCGTTGTAACAGGTGCAGGTGGTTCTGTTACTTCTAACCCTGCAACAGTTACTGTGAATGCACTTCCGGTAATCACTCAGCAGCCAACCAATCAAGAAATCACTGAAGGTGATACCTTGACACTAAGTGTTGTGGCTACTGGTGCGACAGGTTATCAGTGGAAGAAGGGTGAGGAAAACATCCTAGACGCAACTACTGCAACTTACACCAAAGAAGGTGCAATCACTGCTGACGCAGGAAGCTACACCTGTGTAGTTACTGGTGCAGGTGGCTCTGTAACATCTAATGCGGCAACAGTTACAGTTAACCCAGCAGGGGAGGCATAATGCAACTCTCAAGAAAAGGTTTAGAAGCTATTAAGTTCTTTGAAGGTCTGAAGTTAGAGGCTTACGAAGACTCTGCCGGAATCCCAACAATCGGGTATGGTACAATCCGTATTGACGGAAAACCTGTTAAGATGGGCATGAAAATTACTGCTGAACAGGCTGAACAGTATCTTCTTGCAGATGTTGAAAAGTTTGTCGCAGCAGTGAACAAATCTATCAAGGTTCCAACTTCTCAGAATGAGTTTGATGCACTGGTAAGTGAAACATACAACATTGGTATCACGGCTATGCAGGATTCCACATTTATCAAGCGCCACAATGCTGGTAATAAGGTCGGTTGTGCAGAAGCTATGCAGTGGTGGAACAAGGTTACAGTCAAAGGTAAGAAGGTCACTTCAAACGGCCTGAAAAACAGACGTAGAATGGAAGCTGACATTTATCTTGACAGTGTATATCCAAAGTAATATCTTCATAGGCTCCTTCGGGAGCCTTTTTTATTTTCTAAGGAGAAAACTATGAAACTTTGGGCTAGTGACTTTGGAACTTTTAAGTACACTCGTAATGGCTCGCTTGTACGCATTGTCGGAAACAATGTGGTTTCAAGAGGTGACAAGGTATATACACGGTTTACTGTAGAGCTTGTTGAGCTGTCGCCTATTGAGTCTGTGAACAATGGCCTCTTCAAGTTTGAGACTTACAATGTCAATGAACATGGACAATTCAACCCTCTTGGCGAAAGTGGACTTGATATTATTTCAGAACACCCATTGACAAAAGAGCAACTCGCAAGTTATTATAAAACTGTTCTTGAAAGGCAGTTAGCAACACATGAACAAGAAGCTAACTACCATTTACAACATTGCGAAATTTTAAGAGCAAAAATCGAACAAGCAGAGAGAGGTTTTTATGAATAACGAGATTCAAGTAAAGGTTGACACATTTGGTCATGATGGTCGAGAAAATGTTGGGCCTGCTGATGCAGTAATTTTTGAGTGTAATGGTAATCTCAGCCTTCGATTTACAGAATCAGGCAACACTCTTCGACGAGTACGTGATGATGCAGATGGTTGCCCCGTATTTGGTTGGTATGACGTGGAATTTCCTCTTTATGCAATCCACTACCCAGATGGTGGAGAAGACTGGACAACTCAATCAATCTTTGATGAGCTTAATGGTGTTCCAGTTGAGCAAGAAGAAGAAGAAGAGGAAGAACCTGTTGAACTCACCTTCACTTTTATCAAAGAAGAGAAAGTAGGTGAATTGTCCGTAACTGAAGCAATTCAAGTCACACAGGTTATTCGTTAATGAGTAAAGTACAGGTTATTTTCCCTATTTGTGACTTCTCACTAGAGCGTGAACTTGACCTGTACGAAGAAATTACTGACGAAATCATCTGGTCTGTTGTAGAAGAGGCTATCAAGAAACTGTATGGTGGCCTCTTAAACCCATCAAGTAAAAAGCTCAACACTAAACAAGTAGCTGATACGTACACTTCATATGATGCCTACAACAAACCTTTTGAGAACACCTGCTTTGACCTTATGGTAGGTAATAACAAAGTCAATTATTTCTTCGTCAGAGAGTTTAACGATGAGTAAGCTCCATGTCATAGTGTACAAAAACTTCTCAGATATCAAAGAGTCTTTAACTAATAAGCTTGATATGCAACGGAAAAGACTCTTTTTAATGTACGATATCGACAACTACGACCATCCTAAAGAGTTTAACTACAAAGATGGTACAAAGGTTGTTGAATTTGAAGATTCTGTAACGGTGTATGTCAAGCATGACTTACCAGCAAAGTATATAGGGATGTTAGAGTACTATATATTCAAACATACAGGTATGCGTGGTGAATCTGTCAAGATATCTTCTATAGAAGTTTTTGAGAAACCTAACACACAACTTAAAAAGTATTTAATGAGGAAACTGTAATGTCCGAAGAGCAACAGAATATTACTCCACAAGTAACACTGGTACAACACTTTGGAAATATTGAAGGGTGTATTGCACTTTTTCAACCAAGTATTAACTCTCCCGCAAAAGTTTGCAAGTTGACTATGAATGTTAACAATATCAGTGTTTGCCTTGTTGATGAAGTTCAGTACTTCAAGTTCAATGACAGAGAAGTTGATGCAGCTTTGTTGAAGTATCGAGCAAATCTCGAAAAAGACATTGACCATAAAGAACTTGTAACACTGTTTGGTGACCTTCACAAGCTTCTTGAAAAGGTTATGAAGCGCACATACTACATGAATAATGGTTCAATCGTCACCACTCTGATTTCACCATGTATCTCAGAGCCAATTCTGACTGATGAAGGTGGCTACTATGTTGTAGCATCAGCAGATTCTGACTGGTGGATGAAAAATACAGCACTGAAGACAGTGATTGAAGCTATTCGTGAGCATATCCCTTCATTCAGCCCGTGGAAAGGCAAAGGGGATGACTTCATCGCACTGTTGAGTGAAGAGAGTAACAAACGTAGCGCATTACTGCCTAAAAAATACTCTTGACCGAATATACAATGTTAACTATGATGGGAGCTATCGAGAGGTAGTTCCCTTTTTAGTTTATTAAGAAGATGCGTGGTAAAAGAATGAAAAAGCTAACTACAGTTGAAGACTACTACAAGCTGTCCCTGTTAGAACAGTATCGTAGGAGCCAGAATATCAGAAAATGCTATGGTAAACACGCTGAAGGTGACTTTTACCGTTGCTATGATGCAGATTTAAAAGGTGTAACACCTAGAGGGAAAGTCCTGCAAAGACTTGTTGACCTTGAGTGGAACAAAAGATTGAGAGGGGTTGGGAAATGATTTACGAAGAAAGATACAAGATAGATTTTCAGGATACTCGCCATCACACTTCTTTAAGAGTGACGAAACCAAATGGAGATACCGGTATTATAGCTCATTTTGGTGGTGATTATTGGTACGGTACAGGTTGCTTTGAAGGCTACAATAAAGAATACTTAAAAGCTTTCTACAGAGACTTTACAAATGACTACAACAGGGTTGTTGACGAAAAGAATAAGTGCATTAAGCATGAACACCATGCCAGAGGCTGCCTGAGTATTGTTATGGTACTGGCGTTCTTCTTAGCAATGTTACTGACAGTATCAGCAATTAGCTGCATAGCTCAAGATTTGACCATTACACAGATTACTGCAAAGGTGCATGATATCTGGTACTTGTATGCTGTTCCTTTAGCTGGTATCATCATCTCACTACTAAGATTCAGAGTTCATAAGAAACGACTCAAGGACTCTGAGGTTAAACTTGAAGAGGTAAGTAAAGAATGCAACCTACAATTATAGCTGTATGTGTTCGTTTTGCAATCGCTGAAATGATTAACAAGGCAATCTTAAAAGATGCCTATGGAGAAACTAAGTAATGATTAAGACACCTGTACCAATTTTTGGATTTCCATCTATTGAAGAGTTCAAAGTTTATCTTGACAAAAACTTCTACAACGAGCAGCCTGTTACTTTGCTGAAGAGTGACTTGTCAGAACTTCTTGATATGGTTATCAAGGCAACTTCTGAGAAGGAACCTGAGCAGAAAGCTGAGAAGAAGACTAGTAAGAAATCCGATAAGAAGACTGAAAAGTCTGAGTAATAACTTAGGGGTTACTTGATAGCCCCTTTGTAGAAACTTAGAAGGTAGCGAGTATGCAAATCATTGCTGGTCAAGAACTTGACATCATAGATGCAAAAACACAGAAGTATATCGCAACAGTGAAGGCTCTAGGAGTCAGGGATTGGGATACTGAATACCCCATTCAATGCCTTGTACTGGAAAAGTTTAAAGTTAATGGTATACACTTTTACCACGGTAACTACATCAGCTTTAACAAAGAGGGTTATTGGCGTGGCAGTGACCATCCTCAAGCAAATGATTTTGATATGCGTCTAGTGATACCACAAAAAGGTAACCAACAAAACGTAAAAGATATCCTTGTAGAAGCCTATGCAGAAGGTATAATAGATGTTGTGAATGATGTTGAAAAAGCTTTAAAACTCATCATGCCACATTTAGAATCTGGAAAGCTGACTTTAGAGATGCTTAATAGGGTTATTCGGAGAGCTTATGAAAATTAAAGAAGTAGTGCAAAGAGCAATGCTTGACAATTCTACTAAAGATGAGATGTACACAGAAATTTGTGATAAGTTGAACTGTTCAAGACATGCTGCTAAGGTTCTTGTACATTGTTTTATCTGGGAATGCTCAGAAGCTTATATGAAACACGTAGCTTTTGAGAGTTCTCATTTACTCGGTGATGCAAAAATAGGTGTAGCACTAAAAGAGCCTGAGATGAAAACAGTACCTAAAGTTGGTAATGTGTATAAACTAAAAAATTTTATTACAGGCGAGATTGTTGCAGAAGGTGAAGTGCAACAGGTTTATCATGATGGTAAATATCTGTTTAAGATATTCGAGTATGATAGTCGTTACAGACACTTATGTGGTATTACATTTTTAGTTTCAGAGGATGACCTCATCAAGAACAATAGTAATAAATTCGCAGTACCAGAATATCAAGTTTTACGATAATGGTGTGATAGCTATGGAAAAAGATAACTTAAAAGAAGTTGAAGGTAACTACTTAGTACTTGACTGGGGTGATATTCGGGAAGCACTCTCCGAAGAAAATCTTGACTGGTTCGAACAAATTATCTTTGCAGTACGGCATAACAGAGAAGTTGAAAATGGTAAAGAGCCACTTGAAGGAATCTTTGTAGAGAAGTCTTATCCGTTCTATGAAGATACTTTACAGAAAGTTAAGATGTACTTTAAACAGAAGAACCGTAAAGTGGTCACTATGGTATCTCTTGGTGGACAGAGTATGTCTGTGATGGAAGATATCAACCCTAAGAGACTGAGTAAAGGTGTTTGTATAAAAATCACAGGGCATGAAGAGTATATCTCAGTGGATGACTTTAGTGCATTCTGTAATGGCTCTTGTGTCTTTAATGGTTTTCACTATGATATCCGAGTGTATCCAATCAAGGGAGATGCTGTTATGATGCAGATATTCGATAACAACAATGGATTTACTCATTTTTATCAGACAACTAAGTCATCATTAAAAACAGTTCTGGAAACACTGGTTTAAAATATCTTAAGAGCCTCCTTAATTGGGGGCTTTTTATTGAGTAAAATTTACGAAATTTATATTTTTTATAAAATTTCATCGGTTGTCCCAACCTCTGGGTCACCATCATATGTGAACAAAATATCTATCCTTCTTAACAACCTTCTTAATCTTACTCTCTATATAGTTATATAGTACTATATAGTATCTTAGTAACTATCTAGTGGTCTTAATAGCCCCTCTGTATAACCCTTCTAAACACTCTTCTAACAAGCCCTCTTAACAACCTATACAATCACCTTAACCATTCCTCTACACCCTCTTAGAAGCTCCTATACACCTCTTAATCTCTATGTCAGCTATGACACTCTCTATAGGTGTTCACTAGGTATTACTAAGCCTCTATATAGACTGTTTTAACAAACTTAACAGGAATATCTTTACAGACCTTATCTCACAAGGTCTAACACGGTACTAACAAGGTATCTTATAAGCCTGTTTCTACCTGTATTTTTAAAAGACTGTATAGGTAATTATTCAGAATTTTAAAATTTTTATAAAATAGGACTATCAAGTCATTTTTTAGGGTCTTTGAAGGAACTCAAAAATATCTGTAGAAGATGTATATCTGCTTGGTAGCCCTTAACATCCCTGTAACACCCCCTTTGCAGAATTTTAAAATATCCTTAACAATCTCTTAACAACTCTCTCAAGCTCTTAACATCTCTTCAGAGGTCTTAACAGATTCTTAACAGAACTAACAAGGCTGTAACAAGTTCTTAACAGTCAATACATAGTCTTTACAGAGGCTTAACAGATGACTAACAAGAGCTAACAAGTTAATTTTTAAGAGTTATTTTGTTAAGATAATTAACAAGTTTCTAACAAGTATTTAATCTTTTTAACAAGCTATTAACATGGTCACTATCTCTTTCTTATCGTTCCCTCTCTTTCTTAGTGATTCTCTAAACATACCTCTTAAAAGCTCTCTATAGCTCTTTGTAAGCTCTCTTAAACCTCTTCCTAGTAATTACACCCCAACTGTACAGATACCTTTTTATAGGGCTTTACAGGAGCTTTAAAGGCTATGTCAAAGACTCTTACAAGGCTTTTACGTGGTTTTAACAGAGATTTAACAAGGGGCTAACAAGTCTCTAGCAAGCATAACTATGTAGGGATTGTTAAGAATTTGTTAAGAGAATGTTAAGGGGGCTAGCATTTACGTAACTTTATAGCCTCTTTTACGTAACTTTGAAGTAACTTTATAGCCCCTATAACATACTTTTAAGACACTAACAAGCCCTTTTTAGTAGTTCACAAGGAACTAACGAGATGATAAAGCTTACACCCTTATAAGATTCTTTTAAGGCTCTAGGAAGCTTTATAAAGAGCTTTTTAGGGTGAGTTAATGCAATCCCTTAAGTTAGGTTGATAAGGCTGTTATAGAGCTTTATAGAGCGTTTAAATGGTTGCCCTTCCCTTTCGGGTTATGGGCTTATATTTAAGTTGATTTGATAAAAGGTTATAGAGTGGACTATAGAGTTATTGCTTTTAAGGTCTGATAAGATTCTGGAAAGGAAAGGGAAAGGGATTGTATAAGGATTGGATAGACGTAAAAAAGCCCCTATGAGAAAGGGGCTATAAAGGTATCTGGGGCTATTTAGCCCCGTTGCGTCGATTAGTTGTAACCTTGTTTATTGTAGTACAGGGAGACAATCAAATCACCCCAATAATGGTAATGATATTCATCGTTCAACGCCTCTTTTACTGCATCTTTCCAGAAGTCATCAGTAGGGTTATAATCTGGGATAACTTGTTTGATAACTGTCTTCACTAATGAAAAACATTCATCAGTTCCACCGATATCAAATTTAACGTCCAGAGTGTAGCAGCCATAAGAATTTACAATTGCGCGGATAGTTGCCATTTTTGAATCTCCTAGTTTAAGGACTTTACTTAGTGGGGAGGTTATCCCTCCCGTTGATGAGTAATTTACTGCATGTTGGCGTATGTTGCAAGCCTTTTTTCGTTGTATTTTGTAAGAATCTCACAAGATAAAACATCGTAATTTGTAACAGCGTTGCCTTTTTCGAGGTCAAAGAATCCAAACGCTTTACCGTCTTTGAATCCTACAACTTCATAAGACTCTTTGATGATTTCACCATTGAACAAATCGCTTTCAATGCGGTGTAATAATGCTACGTTTTCTTTGTCGGTTGCGATTTGTAAAAGTGTGGTTAATTCTACGTTTTCCATCTTGATAACTCCAGTTTAGGACTTTATTTAGTGGGGAAGGTTATTCCCTCCCCGTTGATTGACAATTTACAGACTTTTGATTGTCTCGTCAATATCTTTTTCAATATCTTTTAAAGTTTTTTCTAAGTTCTTGATATTGAACGTTAAACCTTCACCGAGAGTCTTAGAGTAACCACTAGGGCGTAAATCATGCAGCTTGATTTCTTCCACATTGGATAAGTTTACCATCTCACCATTTGCAGCATAGGCTATTGATACAGTATTTTTAGGTGCGTTGTAAAACTTGTTTAGTGACTTGATAGAACGTTCATAAGCCATTTTATAACCGTTTAAAAGGTTTTTAACGTGGTTGTGAACGTTTTTACACTCATCTAAGTAAAGACCTAAAAACATCGGGAGAAGTTCCGCGACAGCTTGCATAAAATGAGAAACTACAACAGTAGAAACATTACGACGATGGACGTAATAAGCCCCGTTTTCTGATTTAGTGATGGTTGCAAAGTGTACACCATTGCAACGAAATTCATAGGTATCTTTAACAGGCTTTGACATTACAGCATTTGAACGAATGAAGTTGATAGCTTTGAACTTGTTCATTTTGAATCTCCTAGTTTAAGGACTTTACTTAGTGGGGAGGTTATCCCTCCCGTTGATTAGTAATTTACTTGTTTTGTTAGCTGATTGCAAGCAATTTTTTAAGCTTATCTATAAAGAATCTTTTAAGTTAATCCCTTTTAGATAAACCCCCTCGAACAAAGTTACCAATGTCAAGGGGCGTTGTCAATACTTTTTTGAAAGTTTTTTGTAAGTTATTGATTAACTGATGAATATTTTTTCAGGTTTTACATAGCTGATACGCTGACTTTTTAGCAGGTCATCCCAGATTAACGCGGCGATATGGACATAACCGGATTCACGTAAAAGTTTCATTGTTTTACTTCTCGTTTCAAAACGGCTTGCATAGTACTCACTATTCAGCGTCGTTTTATTCCCTTCGTTGTCTACATGGATAATCTGCATCACTTGAAAGGGGCTTGTGTCCTCGCCTTTATTCCACTGTTCAAAGTATTTTAGGCACTGCATGGGTGACATCTTATCACTGACCTGAGTTGACCAAGATGCGCCAGCTTTATCGGTAATTACGGTTACATAAGCCATTTTTAGATTCTCCAGTTTAGGACTTTATTTAGTGGGGAAGGTTATTCCCTCCCCGTTGATTGACAATTTACAGATTTTTATCAGGCTTGTCTAGTCTTTTTCAATGATAATTTCATACTGACCATCTACGCTGTCAAAATAGATGCCGTCTTCATCTTCTGTCTTAAAGTAACATTGTATATCATCACTGGCGGGATAGTCTTGCCTTGCTATCTGGCACACTTGAACAGCATTTTCTTTACTCCCTGTAAACTCCTCAAGCCCTTTAAAATCGCATGAATGACCGTTACAAATAGAAAGGATAAGATAAACGGTTGTAAGCATGATTTAAGCCCTTTAAATGGCCCTGTATGGGCCTTAAGTTGGAAGTTGGTGTCTTTGTACTGATTAACCTAAAAAGTCTTTTAAATTGCGTTCTGTGATGTTTGCCGTGATTTTATCCAGCAAGTCACAAAACACGGAACTATCACCGCTATTCTGTACAATTTTCGCCAGACTTAACAAATCATCGTCAACATAGCCTAAATTGCGGTTAGTTGTATCAGGTAAAAAGAAAGGTGCATACATCGCACTAAATTTCGCGGAGTGAATGCCGATAATCCAATCTTTATCAAAGTATCCGGTAAAGCTGGCGATATCGCTCATGTTGTCGCAAGAATAATCGTCCTCTAGTTCTTCCTCTGGGATATCCATTTCAATGACAATTACGTCCTGCGTTTCCATTTGGAAAGCTGCCGTAATAAGTCCAGACTCTAAGGCGTTTTGAATGCAGCGTTCACGAATGTAAGAATCTTCCTCATCTTCCAGACATTCCGTTTTGATAATCTTGCTCATTGGGTAAACGTAAAAACAATCGTCCATGTAGGAGCAGTTCCAGATTCCTTCCGGCTTGTCGCCACCATTCAGCAGGTTTACAAAGTTTTTGATGGTAGTACCGTGATAGCATTTCATTTTTGAATCTCCAGTTTAGGATTTAGTGGTAAAGCTCTTTATCTGGGGCTTACTTTATCGAACTATAAGCCCCTTGTAAAGTACTTTATTTGTTATTTTTGACAACTTTTAACACTGCAAGGTAACCTAAGCAATAAGAATCACCGAAAAGAGTCCTACCCATGAAAGAATCCTCTTTGATATCCTTTGCAGTGACAGTTTTTTCTACGCCGTGGGAAAGGACTATATCACCAACTTTGATATCTTTGATGTGTGTAGTTTCAATGGTTAAGCCGTTAATAATAGCCATTTTAGAATCTCCAGTTTAGGACTTTATTTAGTGGGAAGGTCATTCCCTCCCCGTTGATGTGCAATTTAGCCTATCTAAAAACCAGTGTCAACAAAAATTTTTAAAGTTCTGCATAAATTGCATCGCAGATACCACGAAAATCGTGATTTGTCAAATTACGTTGTAACCAAGTGGCAAAGAAATCAGCGATTGCAAAATTAGCGTCATACTCAACGGATAGCCATACTTTAACAGCAAATCGGAACATCTTTAAATCAAGCTCTTTATTCATTACCTTTGATTTGCCTAACATGTCGCACATTTCATATTGTGCGCCATCTAGTGTGATACCTGCTGCAACGTCAGCCAATGAGCTTTTTACGTTTTCAACGTCTAAAATAACGCTTTGAATCTTTCCGATAATGTTGTGCAATGTCTCGTCCGGTGCTGATGATGTGATAACATTGATTCGATTGACGGTCAAACGTGCTTTTAAGATTGATAATTCACGGTTATTAATAGCCATTTTTAAGTTCTCCAATTTAGGGTTTAGTGGTAAAGCTCTTTATCTGGGGCTTGCTTTATCGAACTATAAGCCCCTTGTAAAGTACTTTACATTAAATGCAGTTTTTTGCCTTTTACTATAATGTAACTTGTTGCGCTGTTGCTGTATACATCTTGATAAATTCTGCGCAAACGGCCTTCGTAGTATACTTTCCAACTGGTTGGAATCTTTTTCCCGTATCCTGTAGCAGTTTTTTGCAGTCCTGCAAGTTGCCAATTCAGAATGTGTTGTTCAGCTTGTAAATCCTCGAAGTGCATTACACCGTTCACATAGTGGCGCAGGGTTACGTTTAAGGTGCGACCGTTGTTAGTAGTATACATTTTTGAATCTCCTAGTTTAAGGACTTTGCTTAGTGGGGAAGGTCATTCCCTCCCCGTTGATTAGTAATTTACTTGTTTTAAAAACCAAAATCAAGAGAAATTTTTTCGTTTGTTCAATTCTTGGACAATTACAGCGTAATAGTCTTTTAAGTCACTGATATTTAAAGCATTTATCAGAGAGTTATAATCATCGACAAGCTGAAAATTATCTTTGAAGATGTCACTTATCTGATAGGTTTTCGCTTTATATCTGAAGCTCATCTCTAGCCGCTTTATTTGCTCATCACTTAAACGTCCTAGAAAGCTCTCTACAAGGCTATTACTAACCTGCTGTGTGATTGCCTTGTTTGCTAGATTATAGGCTTTATATGCCTTATATAGCGCGAAAATGGCAATGATTGCAGTGATACCAGTCATTAACATGGTGTTTCCTCTTTACGTGATACTTTGCCATTTACAGTTATCTCATAGGATTCTAATAAATCACTTTTAGACTTTACAGGACTTTTAAAAGTATCATCATAGATATTGACTTGCAATACAGGTTTTTTATACTCCCTGCAACTATTCCATAAGCAAATCACTACACGACGGCCTTTTATTTTGCCGTGTAACCATTCCATAACATCATGACTATTCCTTGATGTCTCTATAAAATCAATTTTGTTGAGTAATTTGCTAAGGTTTTCCCTAACTTTATTTGATAATTTCATTTTTGAATCTCCTAGTTTAAGGGTTAATTTGATAAATCTCTTTATCTGGGGCTATCATATCCGCTTGTTAGCCCCGTGTAAAGAAATCTATTTAGTTCTTAAAGATATTCATCACTGAATCTTTTAATGCTTCCAAACGTTCTAAAACTTCAGATTCTGCGTCTGCGTTGTTCACCTCTTCTTTTAGTCTATCCTCTAAATCATCGCCGTCACGATAGCACCAATCGAAAGCATAACCAAGATAAAAACTTTCTAAAACCGTGCTACCGTTTGCATCCACAACTTTCGCGGCAAGGTTATACTCTGAAGCCTCTAAATCTCTTTCTAGTTCTTTCTGTAAGCTCGTGTAAGCCTCTTTCGATGGGTTATCGCGGCCTTGTTTTGCATAGTCACTTGAAAGCTGTTTAAGGCTGTAATGCAAAGGGATTGCATATTTAAATTCATTACGCTGATAGTTAGGATTTTTAATCGTCACGCCGCCTTGATGGTCATCTGTAAACTCCCAATTATCAAGGCTATGGCTTGCTTCAAAGCAATTGACAGCTTCATAAATAATGGTGAATTTTTCTTTTACAACTTCAAAGGTAGCATCTACAGTTTTCATTTTTGAATCTCCAGTTTAGGATTTAGTGGTAAAGCTCTTTATCTGGGGCTTAAGATATCAACTTTTAAGCCCCTTGTAAAGTACTTTATCAGATTAAATTGCCAGTTAATGATAAGTGCATTTTATAGCCTTTTTTGGTAAAGACGTTCACTTTACCGAGTGATTTTACACCTTTAAAAAGGTTGTTTGAACTGCGTTTTAAGGTTAGTTGTTTATCAGCCTTTACACCCCATCTTACAGCAGATGTTTTTCCGTTGTCAACCACTTTCCCGCATAACTTTTTAGCCATAACGCGAGCGTCATCACGAGTTTTTGCAGGAATTACAACGTTTTTGATAATAGCCATTTTTGAATCTCCAATTTAGGATTTAGTGGTAAAGCTCTTTATCTGGGGCTTACTTTATCGAACTATAAGCCCCTTGTAAAGTACTTTATCAGTTAATTTTGAAAATTGTCACATAGCCGTCACTGCCGATTATTTGAGACACTCCAGCTTTTTCCACTGAATAGCCCATATTTTCAAGATGATAAACAGCATCATCATAACCATATGCGCCACCCTGATAACGTCTCTTATCGCATCTTATCAGGTTTTTACCACGTCCTGCAAGTGCATGTAAAATGGCTTTTTCACTTGAAAGTGTACCATCTAACATGGTTGCCGTGTAATGGTTGATTCTATTCCCGTTTACATCATACTTAAAATTAAACGAGTGAACAACAATAACATTACCTTTAAAATTTTCATCAAGTGACTTCTCCAGTGCGTTGCGAAAGTTGTCTTTGTTGATGAATTTAGGTGCACGGTATTTCATTTTTGAATCTCCAGTTTAGGACTTTATTTAGTGGGGAAGGTCATTCCCTCCCCGTTGATGCAAATACTAGATAACCCCGTTCAAAGAGTCAAGAAAAATTTTAAAAATATTTTTGCAAAGATTGTAATGAAACGGGTGCGCGCGACTACCACAAAACAGAACTACAATCAAGAATTATTTTTCAATCCGCTACAAATTTTTCTGTTGACTTTTCTTTTCAGATGTGGTAGCCTTGTGAGAAATGGCGACATCCCCACCTGCACCCACCTACCTGCACAATTCTAAAATGATTTTTCTTGCCCGACCTGATTTTTCTCTGCACGTTTTGAAAATGAAAAAGGTCTTTGGAGATTACCTGCACAGTTTGAAAATGAATTTTCTCTTTGGAGTTCAAAATTTTCTCTACAGATTTCTCTATAGAAATATACCTGCACAATTCTGAAATGAAAAAGCCCTCCTTACCTGAAAAATTTACCAGATAAGAAAGGCTTAGTCTATTGTGAATATCCTACGAAGTTTCTTAGTTCTTTGCGTCTAAGAAGGTAACTTCTGGCGAAGAGAAAACTGTCTCGATATCCTCATCAGTTCTTGCATAGATGTAAGTATCTGCATCACTGCCAAATGTTACTGCAATCCCGTGATTGCTCTTCGACAGGTGGGTAACTAGAGCGTTACTTAGAGACATCTTTTCAACCGGAGGGTTACTTTGATGTATCTTACCTTTTCTTCGTCTGAAGAGGGTAACTGCATTATCCGTGAACACAACTACACCTGCAAAGTATTCTGGTTCACAGTAGTTCTTCCAACCTGAGCGTAACTTGTGGTACATCTCTCCTTCATAGACATATAGATAAACATCTACACTCTTCATCACCTGATTGATGATAACTGTGACGGCTTGAGGGTCTAGCCCACCGATACCTGCACCAATCATAGGTAACCCAACTTTCTTCAACTGATTGACTTCACAGTATCTGTTAAGCTGCTTCAAAGATGACTCTAAAGCACTGTATCGGGCATCTTTACCAGTATGAAGTTGGGTGTAAAGGTTAGCTATACGACCTTGTTTTAAACGTGCTACAGAGAAATTACCTAGTAAATTTTCACAGGGTTTGTGACGAATGCCACCTGCAAACAGGTAAACTTCTGTATCAGTATCATACACTTTTGGATAACGCTTAGAAATAGTTGCTGCAATACCTGCACCCATGAAATTCATACAGTTGCAACCATGACCAATGATGTCAAACTTACCTTTATCAAATGCGTCAAAGATATTACCATTGATAATTTTTACAATACCCATTTAACATCTCTCCCAAGATTCTTTGTCTTCTGAAGGTTTTACACGTTGCCCTTTGTGGTCTACCCAGATACACCCACAACCTTCACAGATTACTGGCATTGCATAACCAGCTTTAAAGTCATCTTCAGTGATGAGACCTTTTAAGTCACCTGTATCACGTCCGAACATTTCGATAGAACAGTCTTTACAGAAGTCAGCCATGAATAATTGCCTCTTGAATGATGATGCCTTTACCACAACGACTTTTAAAGTCTTCCAATGGTTCAGAGATGAAGCCACGTAAGCAGTCAGTGAATACTAAGTTCTTCCTGTAAGCTATCACATCATTTGCTGTAAATGGGATGACCTCATTTCGTCCAATGAACACTGCTGACCTGATAAGTTTTCGTGTCTTTTTATCTCTGGCTAGTATTACTTTCATAGTTTACCTTCTCAGTTAGTTCGTATAAATCAACATGCTCAATACCATCAATGTTGATACCAATCTTTTTGAAGCGTTCTATCACTTCGTTGTCAGTCATCCATATCAGACACCAATGATTATGGATGGATTCTTCAAGAAGGTCAACACAATCTTTGAAAGTTTTTGTATCACCCCTTGTCCCTACCATTGCCACAACACCATATAGGAACTTACCGTTACCATATGTGACTTGTGCTACACCAATATCTTTTTCACTATCTTGGATGACAGCTACAATGGTTTTACCGTTCACTTCCATAATCACCCCACAATAAAGAACTTAGCTCTGTTATTTCTTTTTAAGTCAGTGAAATTAAAGAAGAAGTCTTTACAGTTAGAGCGACCTCTCTTTTTAACTCCACAAAACTTTTGTTGGTATGTCTTCTTCTTAAATTCAAGATTACAGCACGGACACTTAATCAATTCACCAACTTTGGCGTCAACATTAATGTAATACCTTGCTAGGCAAATTTCCATCCTTTGTTGCAAACTTAATCCAGAGTTCATTAGATTATTTTGGTGTATAACATACAAAGGAACCTTTGGAAAATCCTTTTGTGTGTACTCTACATTTGTTTTAGAAGACCTCACTAAGATGTCTCTAAACTCTGCTCTTAAGTCTTGAAGTTCAGCCCAACGGTCTGCATCATCTGCACAGTCACCCATTTGTAAGTTCCTCTGTTGGTAATTCACCATTTTCAGCAAAGTATTGAAGGTACGGCAACAGTTCTTTTACCTGTTCTTGATTGAGTTTCATTCTTTGGTTACCTACAAAATCTTTGCCTACTAATGCTGGGATATCAAGTGTTTTCCAGCCACCATCTAGGTACTGAACAGAGACCTCTTTAGCACCTAACCAGATACATGGTTCATATGATGAACTCTCTTGTAAAGTACAAATTTCCCCTTTAGCATCTTTAAATTCTGCATAAGAAAATCCACGATTTGTTGGCTGGAATTGCATAATCATTTCCTCGTTTTAAGAACTGCTAAGATTTCTTTAGAGTCTGGTAAGAACCATGTGTAGTGATTCTCTTTGATTTCTGGATGAGTGTCAACCTTTATTTTGCACTCTTTACCAACATGCTTAAGCTGTGCTGTGACACCTTGCATAAAGATATGACACATCACGTTATCCATAATGGTTGGTGAGAAATCAACCCGCATATAAGTTTCTTTTGGTCGTGGTAGCAGTAAGTACCCTTCTACATAGAAAGTGTCTTCATTCTCTGTCATTGCTGTTTGTTTCCTAATAAAATCATATCAATAAGGTTATTAGCTTTGATTGTGCACTGGTAAAAACCATCACGATAAAACTCAAGGGCTGCTGCCACATCACTACCAGTATTACCTTTGACAGTGAATCTTGACTCTTCTTGAGTGTACTTGTCACTCTCACTTACTTGGGAGTTTTTGAATGTACTGTTCACTTTGTTCGTTGAACACCCTGACATAATTATCAGTAACACAAACATTATAAAACTCTGGCTTAGTCTTTTCATACGTTAGTACCTCTTTTGTATGCTTATTCTTAGCAAGCACGTCTTTCAAATCATTTTTGTAATTGGTGCTGAGTGTGGCTAAACCTTCCTGATAAGCATCTTTGGCAACACTTATTAGTTTCTCATTATTTAGCTCAGTTTCAGCAACTTGGTAGTCTCTGTAAGAGTATCCTCCCCAGACACCTGCCCCAACTAAGAAAACAATTATGAAAGTAGCTTGACAAAACTCTTTAAATGTCATTTAACAATCTCCTGAAATGAAAAAGGCTCCCGAAGGAGCCTGTATCTTAACCTTAACCGAGGACTTTAGCAAGGATATTCGCAGCCATCGAAGAAGCTTTTGCAGCAGCAACTACGCCAGCTTTGACAGTGCTATCCTTAATAGCAGATACCGTTGCAGCATCAGTAAAGAGATAAGTGATTGTTTTGGAACCACTTGTAAAGGAAAGCATAAGAGCAGTTTCCAGATTGAAAGAGCGATACGGAGCACCTTCTTTAACGATACCTTCAGCACCTAACTCTGAAGCCTTACCCATATCATAGATAGTCATCAGGTTTTCTTTGTGTGCAGTCGTTGAACCAACACCTTTTACGTGCTTCTTAACGTTCAACAATGCACGATATTCACGAATGCTACCATCAGCTTTTACATTAACAGCACGGAAAATTTTACCTTCAAAGTTACCTTGAATCATTTTACGAACTACTTCAGATTTGTTTGCCGTATCGTCCAGTGCTACCGTAATGATATTGTTCATAAGTTCTTCTCTCAATGTTTAACTAACATGGTTTTAATGTGTGGAAGGATTCTGTTTACCTTCTGAACATTCTTCTCTGTATCTTCTATAAAGCATACTATATTAAAGTAAGGAAGAATGCAAGACTGAATCATCCTCACTTTCAAACTTTCTGCATTTATAGAGTTAGTTCCAAAACCACGCATAAAAAGCATGTAATCATGCTCTATGTAATGCCTTAAAAACATCTCAGTAGGGATTCTCTGAGATTCACCTCTAGCTGTCAAGAGTCCAATGGCAGCATGATTAGCAATTGCATCAATGATATTGAAAACATACGTTGGCTTTGCACTTACAGAGTCAAGCAAATTAGTGTACTGTGAAAATGACCCATCAATCAATTCCGTTGAGTAATCTTCGTGATTAAAATTTGTAAGAACACCATCAATGTCTGCTAAGATAAGGTTACCTTTTTCTACAAGGTCTTTATTGACTATGACTAAGCTGTCACGTCTTACACCTATAGATTGTCCAGTCTCTTTGTCCACAACGTTCACAATTGGTTCTGATGTGTGGAACTCTTCAAGTGAACATACAACTTCTCTTGCAGTATCTTCAAAATCCCTACACTGTTCTGGAGTCCATACACAGGAATCAAGACCTAACTCATGAGGATGCAAGTCGTAAGCATGACACAGGACTTCATCAGACTTTCTTAATTTTTTCATGATTTACCTTAGAAATGTTTGTTGCAAATTCACATTGAGCAATAACTTTCATATTGTTATAGACATCTTGAGAGTATTTCTTAGCTTTAGGAATTTTGTACGAATACCCAGCATTATATGATGCTAAAACTTTTTGTAAAGTCTTCTTTGACTTTGGTTGACCATGTACCTTCGTCCAAAACTCAAGCTCTTTGTGAGTTTCCTTCGCAGCATAATCAAAGTCTCTTAAGAGTTTCTTTTTAGCCACATTAGGGCTAATTTTGTTACGCTTTACAACAGTCTTCAAGTGATTCTGGAAAATACCATAATCGTGTGTCTTTTTATTCTCTACCTTCAGACCTAACTCTGACTCTTGTAAGGCTATAGCAGCTAGAGTGATACCCCAACCTTTGCCCATGTTATTCTCACCATACTGGTAAGCTTTTAACATGTTTACTTTTTGGCTAATTGATAGCTCTGGGCAGTCAACTGCATAAGATAAGTGTGCTGTAAACATTAAGCACAAACCTAGAATCAACTTCTTCATTGGTTCTCCTGTTTAGTTTATCGTGACAACAATTATACAGCACTCTGCACAAAATACAAATAAAAAGGCCGCCGAAGCAGCCTTTTAAGAAATTACTTATTAGATTTCACGTTTACGTTGGGAGATGAGTTCTCCAGCAGTGCCAACGATGACATGCAAAGCTTCAGTCTTACCATCCCATGCTTCCAGCACTTTACGTTGATTATCAACGATTGCTGCAACTTCATAACGGGATGAACGCATCTTCATATCGTTGTAATCAGTCGGAACAGATACAACATCTCGTGGATGGACACGAACCTTCAGAATTGTATCACCTGAGAAGCAACGAACATAATCCCAAGCACCAACATGAAGACCTTGAGAGCAAGTCACGTTACGGTTATTATCAACCATCCAACGTGGCATTTCTACAATGTTACCTAAATCATTAGGTACTCTGTAGGTGTGGGAGTCAACCAGCTTGCCTTCACGAGTAGATACTTTCTTCCAACCAATGATGTAGCCTTCTTCATCAATTTCAACATCAAGGTGAGATACGAAGCCCCAAAGTTGTTCTACAGAATCTTTAGATGGGTTTTCCATCAGTTTTTCAAAGAACATTACAAGGCGTTCAAAACCTTTATCTCCAGTCTTCATCATGTGAAGAATACGGTCAACCAGAGTAGAACGCATCTCAACAGCACCGTAGAATAGTTTGTCACCTTTGATTGTGATAGCACCCTGAGTGAAGTTTTCGATAGACTTACGAATGTTCATCAGTTCAAAGGCTTTCTTAAACTCACCTTTCACAACATGAACTACAATCTCTTGATAGTTCGGATGAGTAGATTCAACAATTTCAGACTCTGAACCGTAAGTCATAATTACAGAGTCACCAGTAATCATGTACTCAATCTTGTCATCTTTCTGCATAGCTTCATGCAGTTTATTTACTGGAGCTTTCTGTACAGCGTCTTTAACGACCTTTTCAACTGGTTTGCCAGCTTTCTTCTTAAAGGTCTTAGCAACTTGCTTCAAAGTCTTCGTAGCTGGTGTCGAAGCTGCCTTTTTCTTACCCTTTAAGGTTGCTTCATGACGCTCTACAGCACGACCAACTGAACGGGTTGAAGTATTGAACTTCTGTGCAATAGCTGTTTTAGTCAGCTTGCCTTCTTTAACCAGTTTGTAAATTTCTGCGTCAATCTGTGCTTTAGTTTTAGTAGTCATCTTGTTACTCTCTCTTGTTAGTTAATAAATCATTTTGTGAGGTTATTCTAAGGGGCTTTGAAGCCCCTTGTCAAATACTTTAATCGTAAATTGTAGTCCCTTCTGGAACACACTTCACATCAAAGCCTAAGAACTTACTCACTTCGATGGGTGACACTTTATTCCAATCTAAATGAGAAAGCAAGAAGTTTTCTTGTTTTCTTTTTGAAAGGTAGTTTGTCACCTTAATAACCATACGGTCACCAGCTTTCTTAATTTTCTTGTACAGCTTTGTATCATTGTCAAGGCACTCTTTCAAAGTTTGCAACCGACTAATAGTGTAAGTGTATGCAAACTGTGCAGCAACGTATTGGATTTTACCGAACATTGCCTCTACAGCCTCTTCATTACCTTCTAGGAAGATAGTTTTGTTTGTATCCCGTGAATAGCAATAACCACGAGAAATCTTCCTATTATTGAATGTAAAGTTTCTGGCAATAATCCAGCTACTTGTAAGGTCAAGAACACCATTCATGTAGATGCGTGTCATATACCTGTTATGATTAATCCAATGAACATCAGTTAAGCTGTCGTTCAAGAGCTTCTCATCTACTTCAATCCAGTCTTCTGGTATCTTTTTCCAATTTGCTTTTCGGAAAACATAGACTGTCTTCCCAATAACATTAGCAACTGACTTAGCTACATCCTCTGGAGATGAGCAAAAACATCTACCATCAACTGTGTCACCTACTGCCTTAATATAAAGCTGAGACTCTTCAATTGTGTCTAAGTCCTCTGACACCTCTTTGTAGGAGGCTACACCTTCTGCTGGAACAGCTTTCCAGAGTTTTACAACACCTCTTACAGCTTCTTTACGCTGGTAATGGTGTTCCTTATCAGACATTTTCACAATCTTTAACAAGCTTTTATCAAGTTTGTGCAGATTGATTAAGTCATCTAACTCTTTTTCAGTCGAGAATACAAACACAATACCATTGTATCTGTGAAACAGGCTTGACTCACTGGCGTAGTCTCGACATGCACCACGCAGAATCTGATTGCGGCCTACAGTCTTCTCAGTTCCGTTTTTATTGCGACGGTCATTAATCACAAACAAAAACTGTTCAATTTGGCTTTTACGCATTGCACCAAAGATATTGAACATGCTCGCCTCTTGAGTGTAGGAAAGTGCTGTTGCACGAATCTTACTCTCTAAAGAGTTGAACTTAACATAAGCAACTGGATTGTATAGGTAGTCCACTTTAGGAATGTTGTTTCCTTTACTGTCAACCTTAATATTACCTTTGCCGTCACGTTCATAGATGACTGAGCCGTCTTCTGCGTAGATAATTCCACGACGAATGTTTAACAATTCTTCTTCCAGAGAGTCAAGCTTAACACCTCCCCACTCTAGCTTTGGACACACAGCATTAAACATCTCTCGTGAGTTCAAACGTAACTCTGCATAAGCCTGTGCAGCATCCATAAGTGTAGGTTGGCTATTAACTCCCTTAATAACATCCCTTGTAATTGCTTCAGTTATCTTTTTGGTAGCCTCAATGATGACATTTTTTGTCGTGTCATTCATCTGCAATGCTTCACGAGAAGCTGCAATAGCGACTGAACCAATAGGCATGTAGATGTTTACAAGGTCTACGCTCCTACGGAAAAATTCTGGCAAGATTTTGAAGAAATCATCACCAAGTAATGCTTCCATGTTAACAGGGTAGGCAATGTTACCCATCACCACATTAAATTCTGTCCTGTTACCACTAGAACGCCAGCTTTGCTTATGAATCATGGCATCATAAACACCCTCTTCACGGGCAATGACGTTCATATCTGCTAATACATCGTCGTACACAATATTACTTTCTGGTTTTACAGCAAAGTATGAGTACACATTCCCAGCTTCTTCAAAGAACTTTGAGATACGGTGGTCAGCAACTGCCACACGTACAGCTAAACCATTAGGTTCTTTTGTTGGGTTAGTTGTCAGCTTAGTTACTTGAGGAATACCATTCTCAAGATAAACAGAGTACTTATTAACAACACCATCAACATAGCTAGATACTGTGAATGACTGAGCAATTGCAAATGGTGACTTTGAGCCGATACCCATTGCACCAATGTAATCATTAGAGTCATTCTTCGTAGAAGCTCCGTAGTTCAGATACAAACTCATAACTTTATCATGAGTCAATCCAGTTCCAAAATCACGAACTTCGAAGTAAGGCTCAAAACGAGTAGGTAAATGCACATGGAATGGGATGTTCTCTTTTCCAGCTTCTTTCTGAGCATCTACTGCGTTACATGACAGTTCACGAATCACTGCTCGCTCTTTAAATGTATATACACCAGAACTCAGAAGGCTGAACATTTCAGGTGTCAT